TCCCCGTCCCCTCCAGAACTGTCATCACCTCCTCCCATATCAGTGCTTCCATCGCTATGTCGATCGACCACTCCAGTGTCCGACACGTCGCTAGCCACCTTCTTCTTTGTTCCGCGCGAGTCAACGGCAGCCCTCCTCAATACGTGATTGATCGCCTTGCGGATCTCACTCCTAAGTCGAGTCTCACCTGTCCCCACTCCCCGCCACTTATTCCACGCCGAACCCCACAACACTCCAAATATCTCCTCTTCGTTCCAGCCGGCTTCGGCTAGAGCGCACTCCATGCGCCACAGGCCGGTTGACCGTTCGCCTTCGACGATTTCCACCACGTTCAGCATTGAGCGTACCTGGGCTGGCATTGCGCGACGCACTAATGTCACCTTGCCTCGAGAAAGACCCGACCCAGCTGGCAGGTCTGCCTTGACGCGATCCCAAACATACGCTGCCTTATAAACGAGCTTCTCATCGAACCACAGCAGACTTACTAGTGGCTCGCCTTGATACTTATAGTTGCGGGTGCCCGGTAGGCGCAGCACCTGTGTGCGGTCCCATCCGCCGTGGTCTGCCCCCAGGTGATAGGACAGCGCTTGATTGACCTTGTCGAAGGACTCTGGCTTTATCGGGCGTTCGAGTTTCCACATCGCTTGATAGCGATTCGGACTGCTCTCCCAGGCTACGGTTGGCATCAGGCCATCTGCTGCCCCAGACTGTGGGTGTATTTCGTCGAGGTCTGCCCACAGCCACTGTGGTGGCAGTAGGTCATCGAAGTTCCGCCCTCGGGCTCTAAACATACCCGCCGAGAAGTAGAGATTTTCGCCGTCGCGGAGGCTGCTGTCGATGCGCTGGGTCGCGTAGTTGTCGGCGTCGCCTTCGTACTCAAAGTGGTAGGGTATCCAGTATTCGCCGACTTTGGCGGGCAGGTCTACCCATCCGTGAGTGTTGCCCCAGATAAGCTCGAGAAACTCTTCAGTCATTAGGTCACTTACATCCACGTCATGCCCCTCCATTTGTCGGTAACGATGCATACATCATACATCAACCTACGCTATAAGGCAAGGACCGCCACTGTCGTAGCTATAAGGCTGAGTTGCGAGCAAGTCGACCCTGTGATATGATTGATACGTACACGAAACCACCTACCCAAGCGAGGTGAGAGTGTGAGTGACCAAACAGAGTTAGCGCGTCGGGAGATGAATCAGAGCTGTGTCGACTTGATGGTGAGTGTGGGCATGATCGACGCTATCATCGAGCGCTTCCCGATCGAGGTGCAGCAGAACTTTGGTGACAAGATTACCGATACCTCCGCTATATTGCAGAATATCATCGCGGAGTTTCATGGCTTTGGTGAGGCGTACGATGACTCGGTCGACGGGTAAATCATGCCTTCACCATCCAGACGTGGACGCGGTGGCGGTGATCGAAACGCCCCAAAGAAAGTACAAGCTCCATCTGTGCGGGCCGTGCGTGAGTCAGCTCGGCGCATCTCTCGAGTTTCTGACCTCTACGGGGCAGGGGAGACTGGCCGCCTCTTGGATAGCCGCTTCACCCGAAGCGCTAAGGTCAGCAAGCTCTTACAACGGCGGCATAAGCACGTCTTCCGGGGGATAGACGATCAAGGTGTTTATCGTTACCGTAGCCACGCGTGGAAGGTGCCTGGTGGCGTGCGCCTATGTCTCAAGCGGCCCCTCGTCTACGGGCAGATCGTCAATCAATACCCCTGGGCCGTCGTCTGGACAAGCCCTAGCACCGGACGTCGAAAGCGTAAGCTCTTCGCTACTCCGCTCTCTGCTATTCATTTTATCGCTACTAAAGCTCAATACGTTGACCGTCAGTCGGCAGTCATATCACGCTGCGTGGGGTATGACATCCCACTTCGGTATGTCAACAAGATACCCCGCCCATGGCGGTGGTGCCCCTATTGCATGACTGCTCGTAAGTTCCGGCGCAGGTCGAACGGCGATACATTCTACGCACAGAGGAAGGAGTGGAGCGAGGAGAAGGGTCGTTACGTTTGGCATGAGCGTAAGCTGGCGGTGCTCGAGTGCACACGCTGTGGCAGTACCAATCAGGACATACACATGAGGAGGTCTAATCAACCTTGGGAGGTAAATCGTATCAAGCCGGGCGCCCGAAGGGTAAGGCGCAAGTAGGTGAGAAGTGCCCACAGTGTGGCGAAGGCGTTCTCACGCTGATCGACGAGAACTATATCTCGTGCGATAGCTGTGCCTATGACATTCCGATCAAGGAGGAGAAGGACGATGGCGAAGTTCAAGGCGCGTAAGATCAGCATCACCCTCGACGACCCTGAGGAGTGCCAGGTCTTTCTGAATGGTTTGATCCTGGCCAAACAGAACAACAACTCCGGCTATTTCCCTCAGTTGATCGAGAGTGTCAACGCCGTCCTCGACCCGTACCTCCTCGAGGTGCGCGACGAGTTGTCCCGCGGCGTCGGTGCTAACAAGCTCGTGACCGTCGAGTGAAGTACCACCCCAAGACGAAGCCGTTCAAGCATCAATCGAGGGCTACCATCGCTGCGGTCAAGCAACGCAATCATGCGGTGTTCTTCGAGCCGCGGCTTGGCAAGACAAAGGTGGCCCTCGATTGGGTGGCGATCCTTGCCTTGAAGGGAGAGGTCAAACGTGTGTTGGTGCTCGCACCCAGGATAGCCCTCGCTGTGTGGGAGACAGAAATCCACAAGCACTTTCCACTGTTGGCGACGGGTGAGACGTTCACCGAGCGCTGGGTGTTCAATCAGGACCCTCCCAGGGGGAGTGGTTACACCAAACGCCACCCAGTTCACTTCTTTCTCGCAGGCCGTGAGGAGGTATTCCGCGCTACCCGCGTAGCGGGTGGCCGTCTCGCACGACCCAAACAAGACACAATCCAATCATGGAGGCCCGATGCCATCATCATCGACGAGAGTCACGAATATAAACGTCCCGGCGGTCGTGCAGCTCAAGATGCTTGGCGGCTTGTCCGTCGACTCCGATCCCACCCCACCCACAACCCAACCAGACCCTACGTACTTATACTCACTGGTACTCCATCCGCGCGAGGCTGGCGCGATATTTTTGCCCAGTTTCGCATCATGGACCCACAGATTCTTGGCACGGCTGTGGGCAGGTTTGACGAGAGGTACTGTGTATACGGTGTCGGCCCCCGCAAATACACCGTCATCCGCTATCGTAATCTCTCCGAGCTCACCCGACGCATCGACGCTCACTCTTCCCAGTGCACCGCCAGCGAAGCGGGCTTGGCCGGAAGACTTTCATTCAGCGTAATACCCTATCAGCTACCACAGAAGGTGAGGGACAGTTACGATGAACTGGTCGAGGAGTACGTCACGGAGATTGACGGCGTCCAGCTTACAGCGGCTAATCAGGGTGTCAAACGACTTCGTCTACTCCAGCTTTGCACCGGATACCTTACAGACGGGCACGAGATCCATCGACAAAAGGTGGACGCAGTCAAAGCTTGGCTACAGTTGCTCTGCGAGCAGGGACAATACGTCGTGTGTTACGCGCGTTTCACTGCGGAGGTTGATGCCGTCTGGCAGGTGGCGAAAGGTGTTGGCTATCGATGTGAGCGAGTCGACGGACGAACGAGGCAGCGAGATCGTACTGAAGCTATTGCCCGCTTCCAAGAGCAGCAGGGGCACCATCCACGGGCCTTGGTCTTTCAGTATCAGTCTGGCAGCAGATCCATCGAACTCTCGGCCGCTGCTGAGGTGGTATTTTCAACACTACCGGACGGGTGGGTCGACTTCTGGCAGTGTCTCAATCGGGTACGAGGACCTAATCAAACGCGACCCGTCAGAATCACGGCGATCTGCGGAGCGGCGACTGTTGAACGATCTGTCCTTGGTGCACTCCGAAGAAAGGAGGACATCCACAGAGCAATCATGAAGGATCCCGGTAGATTCTTGCGCGGGGACTACCACTGACATGATACAATACGTACATGAACACCCTTACAACCACTAGGCGGGCATACATCGCGGGCTTCTTTGATGGCGAAGGTTGTGTAGGTCAACGGACTTCATCGAATCGATCTGATAAGATTGGGAAACCCTTCATATACATGGCCCAAGTTGAACCGGAAGTGCTTCAAAGAATACAAGCAGATCTAGGGTACGGCCGACTGAGGTTTCGAGAAGGTAATAGTCGCCCTGAATGGGGTAGTAAAGCGGGTGGTATCTGGATCCTCAGAATAAATGCCATGGCTGAGCAGTTCGACTTCATCGAGCACATCCTACCTTACAGCATAGTCAAACGGAAGAAACTCAAGGAGGCTAGGGAGTGGTTATATGCGAAGGCCCAGATGGAAGTGGGAAGACAACACTTGCTAAACGGCTAGCAGATGAGTTCAGTCTAGAATATAGGCGGCCTCCTGAATCATTACTCTCATCAACTACCGGTCCTAGCGAAGGTTTGCATGACTGGTGGCGTGCGCAGTTGCGTGGGTCAATCAAGTCGCGTAAGCTGGGTGTGTACGATCGTTGCTTTTGGCTCAGTGAGCCGATATATGCTGCGCTTACAGGGCGAGGCATGATGGTCGATGGCAAAACGATCGCCCAAGGCATACACGATCTGTGGGCTGAGAATCCGATGATCGTCTTTTGCATGACCGACTACGCTGGCATGCTGGAGAACGTCTATGCGGCTGGTCGCCCACGGCTGGCTGATATATCTGGTGATGAGCGCAAGCTGCGCGCCATCGCTGATTTGTATTGGGCGAGCTACGGCTGTTGGTATGAGATGCTCGAGTACGTGGTGCACTGGGATTATAACGAGCATGAATACAATCGTGTCACTGCCATGTACGGCGACCACGCGAAGAACTGGAGGTAACATGGGACTGATTCGTGACTTGCAGGGGGAGCACTATGAGTGGGTGAATCACAACTTCCCCGATCAACAGCCTCATCACGCGGTGTATGGTATGGTCGAGGAGATAGGTGAGCTGTGTCACGCACTGCTGAAGGGCGAGCAGCGCATTCGTGAGGGTGTCGATGAGGGCTTCAAGGTGAACATCATCGAGGAGGACGCGATCGGGGATCTGTTCATTTACATGATGAGCCACGCTAACTTTCGTGGTCTTGATCTTGAGGAGATCATCACCACAGTGTGGTTTCAGGTGAAGGAGCGCGACTGGATAGCTTACCCCGACAAGGGGGTTCCAAATGATACGCCCGCCGGGTGATCCGCCGCACCCGTGGTCAGAAGGACTATTCATCTTCCCACCAGACCACCCTTACCGCAAGATTGAGGAAAAATATCGTGCCAAATACCTCAGAGAAAAGGAATCGCAGCCGAAAGAGTTGGGAAGCGCGATGGGCCCGTCGTCAGACCAGAGAGTTCAAGGACGGCCAGTACTTCCGAAAGCTTCTTCGTGAGTATGGGATAACAAGAGAGGAGTACGAGCGCGTAGCTAAGGCACAGGGTGGACGTTGTGCTATCTGTCAAAGGAAACCTAGAACGAGGCTATGTGTTGACCACAGTCATGGAGACGGTCGGGTACGGGGACTTACTTGTAGCAAGTGTAACACGGCGATTGGACTGGTCGACGAAGATGTAAGGATCCTGAGGAAAATCATTCAATACCTGGAGGAAAGGTGATCAGGCAGTATGAAGACATGTCAGATTTGTGGCGAAAGACAGTAAGGTCGATGTGGCGTGGGACAGTCGAAAACGGCAGGATCAACATCGTGGGGTCAGCTGACACTATCGCCTACGACAACTTGTTGGTGGCGCATTCGATGGACTTCGACATTGATTTGGGCCGAGATCTGTGGTTGCACAGAAGCAGGTGGACGCGCCTCGTCAGACAGTATCTCGATCTCTCAGACACGAGAGCCTTCATTGATCGCGCGGCGGATATCGGTCTGGGGGAAGGGGCGAAAGGAGTGGTTACTCAAATGCCTTGCGCTCCTGTTACTCGAGAGGCCAAGAAACATCGGTGGGGAAACTGCATGCTTGGTTTCACCTACCGAGGCAATAGACGATACGCTGGAGAAGATGGCGGCCCAACTATCAGTATGCACTCGCGCGTATCTTACATCGCTTACATCGGTGGATTGGATCTTGCACTTGCCACAGTCCTCGCGCGAGAAGTTGGGCGACGTATTGACGTACCTCTGACCGAGTTTCAGTTCCGATGGTACGTCGATGCCCTACAGTTTCACGGATTCAAGTCCCTACCATTTCTCTACAAGCAAGAGTACATTCACGATCTTGAACGCCCCGTGCTGCGTAAGAAGTACCCCACCATGAATCTCGTCGGCAAGTGGTGGGACAGAATCGTCGAGTCCGAGGAGACGGGCAAGTCCCTCGAGGAGGAGAAATATGGCCCACTGCGTAGGGTCCGCCGTCGTTACCGTGAGTTCTGTGCTGAGGATTTCTTGCCGTCCGTGACGCTCGAGGAGCTGACCCTTGCTCCCCTGTACCGATGAGAAATCCCAAGAGGAAAGGTCCATGGCAAGACCCAGCTCGCCGGCGAGCATACCGTAAAGAGCACCGCGCACAAATCCTACACCGTGTCCGAGTAAGGTCTCATCAGATTTCCTCTGGGGAGCTCAAGCAACTTGAACGTAAGCAAGACGGTAAATGTGCAGTTTGCCACCGTAAGAGACCTTTGTGTCTTGACCACAGTCATTCATCCGGCGAGGTCAGAGGCTTAGTATGTCGGAAATGCAACACTGCTATGGGCTTCATGGATGATAATCCAGATCTCTTGCTTACCGCAGCAATGTACCTCATGGGTTATGGGGGGTGGAGGTAGGAACCAACAGTTGCGTCTTGTCATACGTTCGTGTATACTGTCTTGTGCGCAATCGTATGCGCGAAGCACCGAACCCTGACAAGAAAGGTAGGTAACCACGATGCAAAGAGTAACACGGCGTCAGCAGGAGGTTCTCGATATTCTCGATGCTCAGATTCGTGAGTTGCAGGAGAAGCTCGAGAAGGTTCAACCTTACCTCGATGAGCTCGCGCGTCTCAAGCGCACGAGGGCAACGTTGCTCAACGAGCGTGGCACGACGGGGCGCATCGCTAACGGCACGCGACTGACGATGGAAGAAGTCATCGTCGCGCTGCGTGACATGGGCGGTGCAGCAACTCCCAACGACCTGGCGGAGCGATTGTCGGTCGACGACAACGTGGTTCGCTCGCACCTGAATCGGCACAAGGACAGTCGTTACTCGAAGGACGATGACGGCACCTGGTCGCTGATCGGTGAGGTCACCGAGGAGTCATGAACTGGGCGAGGAGAATCGTAGTCGACGTAGTTGTATTCGACCCCGAAGGCTACGACACGTACCCGTCAGTGTGCGCCGAGCCAAGTACGGTGAAGGACAGGTTCGGGTACACTGGCGGGGAGCTCCTCGTGTTCGATTATCGCACGGGGACATTTCTCGGCAGGCTTGTCAACTTCTGGTCTGAAGGGGTGGGCTGGGACACAACAACAACAACAACATAGGCATGTGTCAAGGTCGCGTGAGCGACTTTGGCACGTAGTTCAAGGAGGCCATATGTACCAAGGTTTGGAGGCCAGCATACAGGGCCTCATCGATAGACTTAGAACTGACGGTAGACCAGTTGATACGGGACATTGGCAAGGTGTCTCAACTGAAGGTCACCCAGAGATGGTGACGCGAGAGATCATCAACGCCTCGTTCGAGTCATTGATGCCGCCATCACAGCAGGTGGCTGAAGTTGCTGTCCATCCCAACATGCCTTGGGCGGAGGAGGAGTTTCAGGAGCGCGTCAGTGGTGAGCCACACAACCCCCACCACAGCATGGAGCATTGGCCGTGGTGGCGGGGTCAGATTGATCCACAAATGTCACACACCTACAGCGAACGGTTCTGGCCTACCTTCGATGAGAGTCAAATACGCATGGGTATACGATATGCTTACGGAGATCTACAGGACGTCGTCGATCTACTGCGTATACATCCACACACCAGGCAGGCTACATTTCCCATCTTCTTTCCTGAGGACACAGGTGCTATTCACGGGGGCCGCATACCGTGCACCTTACATTATCACTTCATGCTAAGACAACATCTTCTCAATCTGTGGTACCCCATCCGTAGTTGTGATGCAGTGCGGCACTTTCGTGACGATGTCTACATGGCCATCCGTTTGTGCCAGTGGGTGATCGGACAGTTGAATACTGGCGATGATGAGTTGTGGTCGCAGGTCTCACCCGGGTGGTTGTTCTTCACTGCGTATTCCTTTCATGTCCACGCCGCAGACGAACACCTGCTATGAGAGACAAGCGTAGGACATTCATGCTGATCGCACTCGACCTCTCGACGCTGAGCACTTGCGACCGTAAGCAAGTGGGTGCTGTCATCATACGAGATGGTCGATGCATCAGCTGGGGGTACAACGGTGCGCCACCAGGTCTACCACACTGCCATCATTTGCCCGGGGATGAGGAGTGCTTCGATGCAATACACGCTGAACTAAACGCGGTCGCATTTGCAGCGCGTCAGGGGATCTCTACAGAGGGTGCGACACTGTTTGTGACGTGTTCACCATGTCTTCGATGTAGCCAGGCACTCATTGCTTCAGGGATCTCTGAAGTCGTGTACGGTGAGGACTATCGTGACCCCGCAGGGCGGGAACTACTAGTCAAGGCAGGTGTGCAATGCAGCCGTATCGATCAGCCCTCGATAACCTAGCTAACCACAGCTGTACGCGGTGCAGTCTGCATGAGGGCACAGAGCGCGTGTGTGTCATGGGCAGTGGCCCCAGTGACAGCAAGATAATGATTATCGGGGAGGCCCCAGGTGAGAACGAGGCACGTACAGGTAGGGTGTTTTCTGGGCGAGCCGGTCAACTGCTGGACGTCGCGCTCAAAGATGCTGGACTGGCGAGAGACGAGATTTATGTCACTAACGTGGTCAAATGCAGACCTGACGACAACCGTCGACCTAGCCGTGTCGAGTGGGAGGCTTGCCGTAAGTATCTGGAGAGAGAGGCAGCCGCACTACATGCATCTCATGTTCTCCTCCTTGGAAACACTGCGCTTCAGGTGGTCGCAAGAAAGTCTGGGATCACTAGTAAGCGTGGTGTTAGGCTGGATATCAGGGATCCCGTTTGGCGGTCTGCGGAAGTCATGGCTACCATACACCCGGCGTTTGTTTTACGTAACCCCGGACAGGGTACAGTTTTTTCCGAAGACATTCGACGCTTTGCCCGGATGGTACAGGGAGAGTTTAGAGCCGTTACTGTTAGACCGAAACTGGTCAAGTCGCTACAGGGACTCAAGTTTGTACGAGATCTTCTCGACAATGCCGCCGAAGGTACCGTGGTAAGCTATGACGTTGAAAATCGCGGAAGCCCATGGGAGCCCGACTGGGCTGTCGTCTGCCTGGGCGTATCGATTGACGGTACGAACTCCTACATCGTCCCGCTCTGCCATCCTCAATCTCCATTTCGAAGAAAGTGGCAAGACGTTCTCCGCTATCTTGCGCCTGCCCTTAGACGACACGGGCATAAACTGGTGGCTCAGAATGGTAAGCATGATAACGCCCAGCTCGCTGGAGCCCGCGTTTATCTACGACATAGTTTTGACATTATGCTCGCTGCTCACCTCCTTGACGAGAACCGACCCAAAAACCTAGGCTTTCTTAGCCAGAACATCATTGGGGCTGACATCTACAAGGGGATGGTCGACACCAAGGACCTGATGAATCAACCGATGCGTAAGATCGCGGAATACAACGGCTACGACGTGGGGTATACCTGGCAGATATACACCAGGCTGCGTGAAGAACTGCTGCAATACCCAAGACTGACTCGGCTGTTCGTCAAGCTGATGATGCCTGCCTCGCATGTTATCCAGGAAGTCGAGATGGCTGGCATGTACGTTGATCGCCACCTGCTGTGGGAGCGTGTGTCTATTCTGCAGCGGGAGATCAATAAGAGAAAGGAGGTGCTCTATGAGCATCTTCCGGAGAAATGGCGCGCAGACTTCAACTTCAACAGTACACAGCAACTTGGGGTATGGCTTTTCACTAAGAAGGGGCTTGGGCTATCCCCGCTCGAGAGTACCCCCACCGGTCGGCCGTCGACTCGCGAAGCTGTACTGCTTCATTATCATAACCACCCTGCTATTCGTGCTCTTTTGGAGTACCGTACACTGGAGCTAAAGTGGCTGAAGACATGCTTGCTACCGTGGTCTACGAGGTTGGATATGCGTTCAAGGCTCCACACGACGTACAAGCTATACGGGACAGTAACTGGGAGATTGTCTGGCGACCTACAGCAGGTGCCGAGAGACTCATTTATACGTGGTGTGTTCGGTGCTCCGCCGGGGTGGTCATTCGTCCAAGCGGACTACTCGCAGATCGAGTTGCGCATCGCTGCTCACTGCTCGGGGGAAAGGAGGATGCGACGCGCATTTCTGGCAGGGGAGGATCTCCATTTGGTGACGGCGAGTTCGTTGACTGGGAAGTCTGGCGTGCTGGTTACGAAGGAGGAGAGGAAGCGGGCCAAAGCAGTGAACTTTGGTTTCCTGTACGGGATGTACCCCCGTAAGTTTCAGGCATATGCGTTCGAGAACTACGAGCTGGAGGTGAGTCTTGGAGAAGCCGAACTCGCGCGGCAACAATACTTTGAGACTTTCCCTGGTCTTCAGGATTGGCACGATCGGCAGCGTCGTATTGCTCACAATCACCATCGCGTTGTTTCCCCTTTGGGTCGCATTCGTCATCTGCCCGATATTCTATCTTCCGATAATGGGGTACGAATGGAGGCGGAGAGGCAGGCTATCAACTCGCCAGTTCAAGCAACGGCCTCCGACTTGATGCTGTTCTCGATGGTGAAGCTGCACGATCTACTTGATCCCACAGAGGCTTACATGGTGGGGACTCTTCACGACGCGATCTTCTTCCAAATCAAGGAGGACAAGATCGATCGGTGGGTCCCCATCATCAAGGAGACCATGGAGAATCTCCCGCTCAAGAAGACGTTCGGCTTCGAGCCGAGCATTCCGATCATCAGCGAAGTGGAGTACGACCAACACTGGACGGGCACGCCTGACGCCAGTGGCCTCGGTGTAGAGTACTGAGAGGTTGTGATACAATAATGAGTGTGACACAAAGACAAAGACCCACAAAACTACCGACTTACGGATTGATGACGCCGCGTGAGGCAGCTGTGCATTTGCGTGTCACCCCGCGCACTGTGGCAAGATGGTGCAGAGACGGCAAGCTCCGCGCTATCAAGGTTGGTCGTGTGTGGCGTGTACGCACCTGGGACGGCGCACCGATCATCGAGCCATGACTGCCTACAATCAGTCGCGGATCAAGATGTTTCGACGTTGCCAACGGCAATACAGTTTCAGATACGACACGGCCAGCATACTGGGCCTAGATCCTACGTTGGAGATGACGCCGAAGGTAAAGAAGCAATCGCTCGAGCGCGGTGACTGGATGCATCAACTCCTTGAGGCCCACTTCCAAGAATGGGCAGGTGTCGATACGGAGGGATGGAGGGGTGTTCAAGCGAGGCTTACACATCAGTTTGAAGAACTCTTCGAAGAAGAACGAGACGAACTCGGGGATATGCCGGGTGACTGTGAGCGGCTCTTCCGCAGTTATCTTCGCTTCTGGCGACAAGATCTGGATCGGTATCGGGTCTCCAGCCTCCATAGCGGGGAACCTGCAATCGAGTTCGTTGTTGAAGCTCCTCTCAAACGATGGGGCATATCAGATCCGTTCAAAGGTCGCATTGACCTTCTCGTTCAAGATGCCGACTGGGGAGGACTATGGGTCTGGGATCACAAAAATGTTCGAAGCATCCCCAACGACGACGACAGAATGATGTCCCCACAGAACTGTATGTACGTGTGGGCGCTGCGCAAGAGCGGGTATGATGTGCGTGGCTTCGTGTATAACTATCTCCGCACGAAGCCGCCAGTCATTCCCCGCATGCTCAAACGCAGCACACAATACGGACCCGCTGGCACGCTCAGTCAGGCACAACGCATGGACACTAACTACGCAACCTACCTTCAAGCAATAAAGGATGCCCATGGCGAACACTGGAAGGAGTGGGCGAAGCGCATTTACAAGCCCAAGCTCGTGCAGCTCAAGGAGAGGGACTGGATGTGGTTCAGGCGAGTGCCCATACCTGTCGAAGAAGATAAAATCAAGCAGGCGCTGGCAGAGTTTCTTGTCACTATCAAAGACATACAGCGCCGGAATCTCAAATACCCACCTCGTAGTTACACGTACACTTGTCGGTGGGGATGCGAGTACCACCCACTGTGTGTCTCATCCTTCGCAGGGTTAGACATAGATGACATGATCGCCGAAGACTATACCTTTGAAAATGAGAGGTATAGTAAAAGCGAAGACTTATTGAAGGACTAATGATGACACCACAATACATCGCGGGGTTCTTTGATGGTGAAGGCAGTATCTGTTTCGCCACTAGGAAGAAGGGTAAAGTTTACATCGATCTTTACCAGAAGCCTCGTGAAGTTTTGGATCTTATACAAGAGTTCCTTGGGTATGGTAGCATTTGCATGTATCGGCGGGGATCACACCAGCTGAGGATTAGTGGTAGAGCTAATGTCAGACGATTCATCAGCATGATTTATCCCCACAGTGTAGTCAAGAAGAAGCAACTTGAAGTAGGTTGGGCCATAACTGAACTTATCGGACCCGCTAGAACTTGGAGAAGAGTTAGCGAAGAGAACATGAACGAGAGGATTCGTTTGGGGAATATACTTTCGGAGATGAAAAGGTGATGGCTCGCCCGAGAAGAGCACGCCCGCAGGATATGGAGGCGCTGATCGCGCGCATGGAGAAGCGTATCAAGCGGGCGTCAACGTTGCCACGCCAACAGAAGTTCCTGTTTTATGGTGAGCCCGGCTCACGCAAGACGAGGCTTGCCTCAAGTGCACCCGACCCACTCATCATAGACATAAACGACCAGGGCTACGACAGCGTGCGCAGGGACTACGACCCCAGCTACGTACTGCTCGATCGTTGGCAAGACGTCAATGACGTATATTGGTATCTTCAATCTGGTGAACACTCATTTCAAACCGTGGTGCTCGATCACGTCACCAATCTACAAAACATATGCCTCGCCTTCGTGCTAGGCGATGAGGTGTCGCGTGACGCGAGCCGTGATCCAGACATGCCATCACGCACCGCATGGGGTAAGACGGGTCAGTTGATGAAGACCCAAATCATCAACTTCCGTAACCTGCCCATGAACGTGGTATTTCTCGCACAGCTACGCGCCACAGAGATAGAGGGAGATTCTGATGAAGCGCTCGTCAAACTTGGCCCGGAAGTTTCACCTTCTATCCAGAAAGTCCTCACAGCATCTGTGGGGACAATCGGAATGCTCACCAAGAAAGACGTATACATTCGCAACCCCAACACCAAGAAGCGCCGCAGAGAAACTCGCACGCGACTGATGATCGGGGACAGTGAACGTTACATCAGCAAAGATCGCAATCATGCCTTCGGTGAATACATCGACGGGCCAGACCTGACCACCATGATAGAGACGATCTATGAGGATAAGGAGGCTGAGTAATGGCGGACGAAACCCTGCGCATCGACTTCAGGGGTGTAGACAAAGAGATCCGCTCCAGTGGACGCGCAGCTCACATCCCCGAGGGTGACTACCTGTTCAAGGTAGTAGACAGTGAGATCCGCACATCCGATCGCAGCAACAGCAAGTACATTTCGTGGAAGATGTCCTGCGTCAGCCCGAAGTACAAAGGCAAGACGATTTACTTCATCACCTCACTGAAGCCCAACGCACTGTGGAACTTGCGCAATCTGATTCATGCCTGCATCGGCAAGAATGTCGCAGGCAGCGTTGCGAACTTCAAGCCCAAGACTCTGCACGGCAAGGTCTTCGCGGGCACCACAGAGGATGACAGCTACATGCGGAATGCGGGCGGAGATGATGAGCGCGAAGTGATTCGGTCAGTACTCGCTGACGTTCGTCCCCGTGATGAACTCGTCCCATCAGAAGAGGACGAAGACGAGGAAGACGAAGAGGAGTACGAGGAAGAGGAGGAAGATGAAGACGAAGAGGATGAGGAGGAAGAGGAAGAGGAACCGCCAGCGCGAGCTCGCCGACGCACCAAGCCCGCCACCGCTAAGGCCCGCGCCAAGCCCAAGCGTCGCGCCCAAGACGAGGAAGAGGATGATCTCGAGAATGTGGACGTGGATGAGATTTAGAGGTAGGCCCTAGCGGGGCCACGACGAGGGAGGGGTTGAGGCCGCACTCACCCCTCCCTCTTACTTTTGGACATGCAACCCGAACATCGACTCCACAAGAAACTGCAAGCCCAGATCAAGGGGGCTGGCGGATGCATCTTCAAGATTCATGGCGGAGATAACCCGTTTCAGGCTGTGGGGATTCCCGACCTGCTATGCTGTATTCAAGGTCGGTTTGTCGGGATAGAAGTGAAGATGCCTGGAGGATCGTTGCGGCCAGCACAGGTCGCAGCTCTCAACGAAATCTATAGGGCCGGCGGCATAGCCGCAGTGGTGGAGACGGTTGAGCAGGGCAGGAAACTTCTATCAGTCATCACTGGAGGAGGTTTGCGTGCGGATCTTCCTGTTCTCTTTGATCGTGGCTTTGTTTCTCACGTTTGGGGTAAGGGTCCGAAACGCTCTTAGCACGGCCCCATCAGCACTGTGGAACGATTTTACATGCATCCACAACTACGAGGGTGCATGGAACGCGAACACTGGTAATGGGTACTATGGTGGCCTTCAAATGGATTGGAACTTCATGTCTGCATATGGCTCCGAGTATTTACGTGCCTTCGGTACGGCTGATCATTGGCCGCCCGCACTACAGTTAGCTACAGCCATTCGCGCATACCTTTCTGGTCGTGGCTTCTGGCCATGGCCTTACTCAGCTAGGGAGTGCGGTCTGCTACCGTAACGCGACGATGATTGACACGCGAACATGCGTTCTCACATCTCTAGAGATCCGGCAAACGCTCTCTACCCTGAACTGCGTTTGCGTGTGCGATCACTCAAAACGAAAGCCCCGCCTTCGGCAAGTTAGACGGGGCCTTCGTGAGCGCGAGTTGCTATTGCATTGTATCACGAGCAAGAGGACCACTGCCAGGAGGATTGAAGCAGTCGGCCCTCCTATTGAGGGCACGAGAGTGACCTCAATACTGAGATCTCATCAGTTTCCGATGCACGTCCACACCAGAGTCTGTCCGCCCGGATGATTTATCACGAGCTCTCCCGCAGAAAACCCAGTCGGACAGGTGCTCGTGCCTGAGGGCCCAGTAGGTCCTGGTGGCCCTTGCGGGCCTGTTGCCACATTGATAGTGACCGTCTTCGGGGGGGTCTGCGAACTTGCACCAATCGCCTGAGAGACGAGAAACCCAGCGCCCGAAGCGAGTGCCAGCGATAGCCCAAGGGGTAGAAACATTTTGAAGCGGCTAATCATCACGATCCCTCCCGATTGCTATTCCCTCGTGTAGCGCTTGTCTGATATCCTCAAGTCGCTCACGGCATTTTTGATCGGCCTGTCTCTGTTGCTTACGCACGAACCACATCGCGCTCGTCACACTAGCGACCCCTGAAAGGAACGCGCCCAGAGCAGCGACCTCTACCGGGCCCACTCACCCAGCAACTCGGACGAAGACAGTGCCTTGACCCGACGTCCAACGCTGCACTTTCATGACCATCCCCCCATTGCTGTAGTCCGCCGACGACGTGTTGCCCTCCACAGCGTAGAAGCCACTGCTCGCCCAACTATCAAACAGGCCTACATGGTCATGCTCACCGTCCCAGTTCCAATCGTAGCACACAAGATCGCCAGGGATAGGGGCGTCGGTCGTAGTCAAACCGTAACGCCCCGCCCTGGCATCGCCCACGATGTATGGCACGTAGGCGTATCGTTGACCCCGTTCAAAGCTGCCCGAATCACCCACAGTCTCGTAGGCCCAGGTGCAGAACATGGCGCACCAGGGCTGGTGATTCATGCCGTACCATTCTCCATACTTATTGGCATTGTTATTGCCCTCTACGTAGCCTATCTCCTTCGTCGCCGCCGTTAGCGCCTTCTGTCTGTGGGTGCGTACGTCCGGCGGTGGCGGTTCGTGTCCCCCAAATCTATCCCACGCCTCGTTGACAAGTGACACCGCGTAGGAGTTCATCGCCATCTCACCTGCGTGCGGCAACGGCTCTGGTATGACTATGGATCGCAGACAGTTGAACGTCGTCTTACCGATCCAGCCGGTGTCGTCGATGTGCTGCTGACGCTGTACACCCGCCACACCCGTCTCCGGCACCATGCCACTCTTGCCGTGCGCGAACGGATCGGAATAGTCACGATCGAATGACTGCCACCGCCACCTGCCAGCCCTGGACACGGTGATTTTGTACGCCTCCACATCGGGGCCGTCCGCAGAGTGTGGGTGTCCGTACTTCGCCGCGTCGGGCGGATACAACGGACGCGGGAATCCCTTGACCTTGACCATCTCCGCGCCAGGATAACCCTTCTCCCACCACTCAGTCATTTCTTCCCCTTTCGACTTGCCGCATGAACGAAGGCCAAAAAGTCCTTGCCGCCTTGAGTCGGCTGCGTGCCAGCGCCAAGCCCACCCACTAACGGAGGCGGCTGACCGTTGATAAGAAAGCCCAACTCAGCGCCACCACCGCCAGCGATAGGCTGCCCTGCCTTGACCTTGTCCCCCGGCTGCACCAACGGATTCGTCTCAGCCACATACGCCTGGTGATACGTACGGCCATCCACAGTGACAGGGTGATCGAGCTGATAATACACCGCCTGTCCCGTACCGCCCGCCCAACCCTGACCGACACTGATAACCTTACCATCTCCGATAGCCTTGTACGGCGACTGCTGCTGAAAGTCAACGCCCTGATCCACCCGCGCAAACTGCGCGTCCGGCGCAATCGGCGACACATGCTGCACAGACACCTTCGGCAATGTAGCAGGTCCTGGTGGTGCAGCCTGTCCCTGCAGCCCCATCGGATTTTGATTCTGTGGGGCTGGCGCACTCAGCTGTTTCTGTACCGCAGCGATTTGCGCGTTGAGCTGTGGGTCGACCATGGGTGGGGTGGGACCGCCACCACTAAGCGCGCTGGTAAACTCATTACCGCCCAGTTGATTCATGGCCTGATTGAGGACGGGGTCGTTTGCCAGGGGATCCTGCATGGGCAGTTGTGATTGCAGTTTGGCGAGTTGCGCCTTGAGTGCAGCTGTGTTCTTCCCCCCTTGCGGGGGTGCTACCGTATGTGCAGTGGTGGGGAGGCCAGCGCCAGCTACACGGCCGGCTGGAAGTGCGCTGGACCGGCCTCCCGACGTTAGGCCGCCTGCGGCCGAAAGGATATCGTTGACGTAATCTTGGGTCTCAGCGTACGGCGGGATGCCACCATACTTGCGCACAGCAGCAGGCCCTGCGTTGTACGCAGCTAGCGCGAGTTTCATGTTGCCGAAGGTGTTGAGCATCTGACGCAGGTAGTTAGCGCCACCCCGCAGGTTTTGTATCGGATCGCTGGGATTAGTGACGCCCAACGATTGCGCCGTAGCTGGCATCAACTGCGTGAGACCTTGCGCGCCAGCAGGTGATTGAGCGGTCGGGTTCCAGCCTGACTCCTGATTGACGAGCGCGTGAAAGATGCCTTGGGGTATACCCGCCTGCGATGCAGCTTGCGTAGCCATAGCTTGAAGGCCGGTGGGCGTGAGTGGAAGTGAGCTGCTAGTGGCCATACGCTGCGCGCAAGTTAGGCGGCAAGTTCGCTGGCGGCGCTGATGCCGGCGGTGCAGCAGCAGGCGGTGCAGGTGGTAGTGCTGCTGGGTGGCGTGCTGCCATACTGTTCTGGTAGGCTACGCGTAGGTTGGTGGGCAGATTGGGTGGCGGACTGACTGGCGGCGTCTTCGTGGGCGGCGCAAGGTCTTTCTGCAGGCTCTTCCACGAAGATGCGTATTGTCCGATGCCAGTACCCTGCCACAGTGTATTGACGATGGACTCAATCTCCTGATCGTTCATTGCCTGGTGCGGGAAGTTGACGAGTGATGCTAGCTCCGATCGTGGTGTGCCATGCGCCTGCAGCCACTGTATGGTGCCGTAGAGCTTGTCTGTCGCAGACAACGCCTTCCACGTCTTACTGCCGTGTTGATTGGCGTAGTTGAGCTGGAATGAGTCGCGTTGCGCCACAGCGTGGTAGTCACCGATGTAACTGCCGATATCCTTGCGTGTGATTGGACTTTGTGGGTTCGCTTTATTGTATGCAGCCACCTGCGATCGGAAGTTAGAGACGTTGTTGTTGAGCTGGAAGTTGATCTTGTCCTGCGGTGACAACGCCTGCTCGTAGTCCCTCTCACCCAGCGCAGCAGTTTGCTTGGGATTACGTAGTTGTGACACGGGCGAACCCAAGAATCGACCCGCTGCAGCAGCGCCGCCCTGGGTGAACGTGCCGCCCAGTTTGCTGCGGGTGAGTAGATTCCATACGTCCATGGGACGATAGCGATTGAGCATCTCACCGATGGGACTTGTGAGACGTTGACTGCCACGATACGCTGTGCCGTAGGTGTTGCGGCCTGTGAGAAACTCCAACGCTGCCTGGGAGACAGGGCCGAGTTCGCCTGACAGGGCCTCCGTCTGACCCTTCGTAGCGCCCGGCAGCTCCTGTAGAATACGACCGGGTGTACCTGCGGGGTTGAGTACATCAGTCGACAGCAGTTTGCCACCACCGAGCGGCAGATATGACTGCAGCCATGTCGGTGCCATGCCACCCAGATTGTGGTAATACTGACCCACAGCTTGCTGTCCCTGCTGAGAAGTTTGATAACCGACACGCGCTTGAACTGGATGCTGCAGAGCGAAGCGACCTGAAAAGGTCGATGCTCCGCGCGTCCAACCATAGGCAGTGAATAGCTTTGCGAAGGTAGCCTTCTCAGCTGGCGTCATTTCTGTGTAGTCGATCGCCTCACGATTCGCCTGCTGCATAATCGAGCGAAACTCGTCGGGGCGCTTGGTGAGCAAACTCTCCCATTGATTCGCGCTGTGATAGCCTGCACGATTCAGCTCGTGTATAGCTGACATACGCCGCGCCCATTGATCGTCGAGCTTATGCCAAAACTGCGGCAGCTGCTGAAACTTTTGAATCCCCTTCGCACCGCCAGGCAGCTTCGACACTTGGCGACCAAGATACCCCTGACCGTATGTAGCACGAGCCGCTGCACCCTCCTCACTACCAAGCGTCGCACGCGCAACACCCTTGCCTACACCACCATCTATCGCACCCTGGAGTTTGCCGGATAGCTTGGGGAAGACATGCGCAAGCTGATATAGATTGCGCAGCATCAACGGCCCCTGCTGAGACGCGCCAATGATTCCGTTTTGCACCGCCCAGTTAGCGTATGCTGGCGAGAGAAACCGACCAGAGCGAATGAGCTGATTACCACGATCGACAGTGTTGAGCACCTGCTGACCTCGTGCTGACTCCATCGAGTAAGGCTTCATCGAATCGATCAATTGCTTGGGGAGGTAGCGTACGGACTCGGGATTCGCTGCTTCGTACTTGTTATCGGCGAGGAACTTGCTCGCCACTCGTGAGCGTGTGTCGAGATTGTTCACTAACTGATTCGCCGTCATCTTCAACGTGGGGTGCTGCTCAAGCTCAGCGTCAGTCAAGTGGAGTGCATCCTTGGCGGGCACATCCGGTGGTGGCTTGATTGGCACCATGTCCTTAGGGTTATCGCCCAGCTCATGACCCTGTAGTGCCCCATCGTACAACCCCTTCCACCGATCGTGAAAGGCGGTGCCACGCGCTAGGTCCACAGCACGTTCGTTAGGCATTGCCGTGCCAGACAACGACCCCGCGCGAATGCGGACATCATTTTCCATGTCCTTACGTATCATACGGCCGATACGCGCAGCTGGGCTCACAAACTTCGTAACTGCGCCCGGTGCCTCAAGACCCTTCTCAGCTGCACCCGAAGCCTGACGCGCGACCTGACGAGTATAACCGCGCTCGAGCAGTGGATCCAACACCTTCGTCTGAAGCATACCACCGATAGCAGACTTGTACGCAGGCATGCCACGAACCGCCAAGCCTTGTTCACCACCAACGTTCACCTGACGCATCGGCGTCTGTGGACGAATCAGGGTTTTCAGCACTTGACTGCCCTTAGAAATGCCAGCTGCGTCAGCGAGTTCACCCGCACGCGCTAGTTCACTTGCACGAGCAGCCGTGCCAGCACCAGCCGCAGCTAGGCCAAAGGTGTTGGTCAGAAACTCCAGTGGATCGTTTTGGAAGTTGCGAATCGGGTGGGTGTATGTGCGACCAATGCTCTGACCCATCGCCTTGCCCAAAGCCTCGGTCTCACCGATAGGATGGTGAAACCCAGCAATGGCCGCATGAGCTACACCAGGACCGAAGCCAACTGCTGTATTCGCAACCTCAGTGCCTAGCTTACTACCCCAACTCAAAGGGTTTGCTAGCATCGCTGACGTAACGCCAGCAGCCTGTGCTCGCTTTGCTAGGTCTGGGTCGACGGATTGTCCCGTATTGATCGCGTGCACCATCTGACCCTTGAGCTGTTCACCCACCGCTTGCCGATGCAACGTAGTAAGATTGTTCGCCATGTCTGGGTCATGGGCCGCGGCATTCAAGACACGAGTAGTAGGCTGCGCCAACACTTGCTTAGCGGCGGGATCGAGGTGTTGATAACGATTAGGCAACGCCATCGCTGCAATAGCACGACTCTCAGCAGCATGCGTACCCACAGCCTGGAGGACTGCACCTGCGTGCTGCATGGGGTTGGGTGCGTTGAAGTTGAACTGATGCTGTGCTGTGACCGCAGGCGCTGCGGGTCGAGTGTCAACGTCAGGCGGAGGTGGTGGTGGCCTATCAATGTCAGTATGCACCACAGGTGGGGGAGGCGTGGGTGTATCAACATTTGGTGCTGCGACGTGGGGAGTGCCAAGATGCAGGAGGGCGTTTTGCGCGGGTGCGATTGCTCTCAATAGCGCTAGACCTTTTGACTCGCCTGCACTAGGCGTGCCCGGAGCTGGCGGTCCAAAGATATTGCTTGCGCCTGGAAAGTTGAGTGGGCCAGCCATTAGCGATTACCGGCAGTCGCCTTGGTGAGGTAGTCGATGTAGTCAGCCTTAGTCGGCGGCGGCAACGACGATGCAGGTTGACGCGGGCCCATACCGCCAGGCGGAGCGGGACCCTGAGGCGGCTTGTAACCGTATCGTGTAGCCATCGACTTGAGGTCATTCAGAGACATGCTCTGTAGGTACTGTGGGCTGTAACTGGCGAGTTTGCCAGGACTCCAGTCGGGCAGACCCAAGCGCGTCTTGACAAGGTCTTGTAGCATTTGATCGCTGACACCAGGTGAGCCCTGGAACGTCGTCTGGAGGGTGTGATACATAGCGTTAGGATCAGTGATCGGCGTGCCCGCCAAACCCTGACTCTTCGCAAACTCCAACGGCGTTTCGCTCTGCTTCACCCAAGTATACCACGAGCCAGACGATGGATCGTAATAGACGTTAGTCGGCATCTTGACTTTGCCAAACTCCTTCAATGCCTGTGGCGCACGATTGTATGCCAACGCTGCCTGCACCTGTGGGGAATGGATGTTCAGCGGCTGTCGTTGCGTGATGGTCACAGGCTTATTGCCAGACGAACCACCGAACATGGCGTTAGTCAAGGCGATGGCGTTTCTCACGTTGGAAGAAGCTATTCGCTCATTCGCCTGCGTGTCCCCCACAGCGAACTTCTCCTGCGCAAGCTGTAGCTCCTGAGTTTTGATGCCCAAAGCCTTCGCGTTATTTTCCAACGTGTCCTGCTGTTGCTCCAGTCTAACGCCAGTTTGACCTATCTTCTGCTGACCTTGATTCTCTGTGACAAGATCGTGTCGCCGATGCTCATCAGCGGTCGCTACACTCACAGCAAGCCTACCTTGAGCGACGTTGTTATTCTGCACTTGCTTATGCTCGTTGAAGGCAAGCACGTCGTCAGCCTGCTCGATACGAGCCTTGGCGACGTTGAAGGCATCAGCAGTTTTGATCTTGTCGTTTTTGACTAGCTGATCGTGATACTGTGCCGTGAGCAAAGAACTGAGGTAACTGGGCAACTTCGATCCGACAAGGCTAGACTTGTTGTTGATCGTAGTCGCCATTTGCGACTGAATCTTTTGGATCTCATTATTTATGTCTGACCGCAACGTCTGCTCTTCACTAAGCGCCATCGCAGGCAGAACTTGCCCAGACCATGCCGTAGCGTTGTCCGTACCGATAACGCCCAGATTCAACGATTGCAACTGACCCACAGCCCCAGCTTGGCCGAGGGCAGTCGAATATGGAGAAAGTGATGACCCCATCGTATTGGTGGCAACGGGTGCACCGATCTTTTGTGCCATCGCCTGCGCAGAACTAGCATCATTCTGCGCCATGGTGTTCATGTCCTGACCTGCCTGTTGAAAGATCGCCTGTTCATCATTGGCAGCCATGGTGTTGAACTGCCCCGTGTACGCAGCCGCCGACTTCGCATAGGGCAGCAACGCATTGAACTCCTGTTGAACTGCATTGGTTTCCTCGGGCAACAGCTTCTGCTCGAAGGCGATTTGACTCTCATACGGTGTAAGGGCGCTGCTGATTTGCGAAGCTGCGTTTGCCTTCGCCTCACTCATCGCCTGATCGTACAACTGACCATAGCTAGCGTTCGCAAGGTTCGACGTAACCGGTGCCACAGTGGATCGGCCCGCCGTTGATTTGACCTGCGCTACCTTTGCGGCAGTTTTGACTGGGACAGTTGCTGCTGCCTTAGCACCCGCTGCTGCACCTATAGTTGCCTGCATTTGCGGCGAGACCGGCGAGTACGGACTCGCACCGTTGAGCGTACCGGTTTGACCACCAACGTCTGATGCACCAACGACTAATGCCATAGCGCCTCCTTAGCCTATCCAGCGCCCACCAACGTAATGCATGCCCGGCGTACCGCTAGTCGGAATCGCCCCAAGATGCGGGGCAGCAGGTGCCGCAGGCGAACTGGGAAACGGAAGAGCCTGCGTCGGCAGATTACGATACTGCGGTGACACAGCATTGATATCCGCCACGTCAAGTGCAGTCTTCACCGGACCATGAGGTGTCCCCATGGTGATAGGCGAGATGACCTGCGAACTCGGATTGATGCCAGCAGCCTCAGCCATTTGCGTAGGCGATTGATCAAGCTCCGGACCGCCACCACCTCCACCCCCACCGCCACCAGCACCTCCGCCACCCCCACTTGAACCGTAACCGCTCAGGGCGGCGAGCAGTTGCTGATTGCGAATCGCATCAAGCTGACGCTGAGCGGCATCTGCAAGGTTCTTCATTTGTCCTGTACCGTATTGCGTCACCAACTCCTGGGCCTGATTGTAAAGATCGCCCAGATTCCTCGCTGTGGTGAGATGCAGATTAGCGATCTGATCCTGAATCGGCGATTGCGCCTGCGCCAACGACACAGGCCGATAGCCGGAGAACAGCGTACCCGCATTCTGCATGTCGTTTACGTTCTTGATTTGTGCCTGCTGCATCGCCTCCTGATACTGCGCTAGCTGAATGTTAGCATCCTGCACCGTCGTGCCGGGGACGACACCGCCGGTCACTGGGTCCTGGTAGCCCAGCTGCTGCAGAATCTTGGCGTATGAATCACCCGTGCTCGCGCGCAAGTCAGCATCGGCAGCATAATACGTAGGATCGGTGTAAACGCCGGATGGTGGTTCAGGGAAGTTGATCTGACTTGGAAGACCGTATCCCTGAGGGATGGAAAAACCAGGCTGCGCTGAAACCTGAAAGTTCGGGTCGTCAGTGGCAGGCGCAGCGATAGTCTGCCCACCCATAAGCCCTGTCGCCGTGGCGTTTGCACCGCCCAAACCCGAACCCAGCTGTGGATTTGGTGCGAGTGCCATGCTACTCATTGTTCACCTCCTTCGATCATGGAGCTAGCGGTGGGTTCGTCGGCACACCCGCCTCGGCACCACCATGCACCCTGAGCGCGACAGTGTCCTTGGCCGGGACGCCGCCGACGGCGTCGTGAACCGGAACGGCAGCGAGAAGTGCGGGACGTCGGTCACGCGGGCGGCCGCGCTCGGCGGCAACCCGCGTCGGCGGTGTAGGCGAAGCTGTCGCCGTCGCCGAGGACTACCGTCGTATGGATCTGCATTCCTCTTCCCCTTTCTACGGAACCCAGAACCCGAACATCAGGAACACGTTGAGCGCGGCTCCGCTGCTGCCGCCGCCGATGTCCCCGTGGTTGCCGAAATAGACGCTGACGTTGGTCGAGTCGAGAGCACTAACCAGCCAGGTGATGTTCATGCCCCAGTTCGAGTCGCTCGTCCAGCCGAAAAACATGTTCGGCGTCCGACCGAGGTTATGCGCCACGGTGATGTTGACGTACGTCCCGGCGCCGACGTTGCCGGAACTGACCTCGAACGGGCCGTGCCACTCGATCCCGCCGGAGACGTCGGTCGGGGTGACCTTCGACCAGACGGCGGCGCCGCCAACGCCCTTGATCCACTGGCCGTTGACGACCGGAGACGGCATCCCGATCGGTTGGGAAGGCCCGATCGGCACCCACGGCGTCGAGGTCGGCGGAACGCGCGGCTCAAGCAGGACGGTCACGACACCCTCACTGGCCGCGCCGAAATCCAGACCGGTGTGCCGTCGGTCGCGGCGTAGGTCGCCCAATACCAGAGCCCGATCGTGTTCCCGGCCGCGCCGACTGTCAAAAGACGCTCAGGCCCGACGAGCGCGAAGGAAGTGCTGGCGGCTACTTGCCAGTCGGCGACGCTCTGGTCGATCACGCCGTTGGGGGCGTAGCCGACGTGGTAGTCGCCAGTGCCGCTGGCGGGCGTCGTCCCGCGCCAGCCACCCTGGATCATGTACTGCCCGGCCCGCGCGAACGTGAGCGTCAGGCCGGTGAAGGCGCTCCAAACGCCAGTGTTCACAACCGCGCCGCCAGCGACCTCTAGGTGCTGCGGCGTGCTCCCGACGCACTCCCACTTGTACGCGCTCGTCGACCCGGCGTTGTAGCGGAAGCGCCACTGGTAGCTCGGGTTCGTGGTCGAGTCGACAAGCACGGCCTCCATTCCGTCGACGGGGCTCGCGGGCAGCGACGTCCCGTAGGGGATCGTCGGGGCGGGCGCCCAGGGTGCAGGAGTGACGCCAGTCGTGCCGGCGATGACGCATTGGTAGGTGATGCCATCGGCGCCGACGACAATGTCTCCATCGTTGTAGGTTTGCGTCGCGCTGTAAGCACCCTGGTAGGTAATATTCGCTCCACCACCACCTCCCCCACCAGCAGGCGAACCACTGAAGGCAACAATGTCCCAGTCCGGTGAGACTGCACCTGGAATGAATCGAAGATGAGAACCGTAGGCAGTGGTGCCTGCAGCTGCACCGTCTTTCGAGCCCACAGCGAGTGAACAATATGTAGGCGCAGTGGCGAACAAGGCAGCCTGCTGCAGCCAATACATTTGATTGTTGCTCACCTGCGTGACCTGCAAAGTGACCCGAAGCACCGCCCCGCTCGTCACAACTATCGGCGTAATGTCATGCCAATACACGCCAGCGGCGGACGGTGTGTAGGTGAACGTGTCTCTGACAGTCCCGCCCACAGTCAGGGTGATCACGTGAGTAGCGCCAAGGTTTTGTGTGAGAATATCGACACCGTATTGATCGATCCAACCCGCTGTGTTGATCGTCCATTCGTTGTAGTAACTATAGGTCGCGCGGGCATTCTGCAACACCGGTGACCAGGCAGGCAGCAAGTCCTCCTCGTTACCACTCTGCTGTGGCGCAGGTCGCGCCGACGTCGCCTTGTTGGCAGCCATCGTCCAGTCACCATCGCGCGTCAAGTTGCCCAACACGAACGACTGTGGTGGACCAGTGTACGGCACCCACTGCATCGGCCCAGTCGGACCCTGAGGCCCAGTTGGGCCAGTTGGACCTGTTGGTCCCACAGGACCTTGGGCGCCAGTTGAGCCAGTCGGACCAGCGGGGCCAGTAGCACCTTGAGCGCCAGTGGGACCCTTGATGTTGCCAGTCTTACCCCAAGCCGTCGTCCATTGATACGTATCGCCCGCAGTTGTGTCGAGTGACTGATCGCCTGACAGGTTGCCTGTAGAAGACGGCGCACCGGCCTGGGACGCCCATAGTGACCCCCGCTGACCCGTATTGCCTGTTGGACCCTGAGGGCCGGTAGCGCCAGTAGCGCCAGCTGGACCCTGCGGACCTGTGGGGCCAGTGGGACCTGGTGTACCTGCCGCCCAAGTTGGAGCGCCACCATCTGTGGTGACAGTCAGTACTTTGTTGAGTTGACCTGTCGTCGGCGGATAACCACCCCCACCAATACTACCACCCTGCACCTGACCAGCAAACCATTGAAGGTTGTACCACACTGGCCACCAATCACCCTTGACACGACTCGGCATCAATGGCCAGAATGTCGTCTGGGTTGTAGCGCGGGGAGTTACACCATTTTTGGATTTGGCTACCATCAGGTCTTTATCATCCAGTGGACCACAGCGTAGCCGGACGAATCGAGTGGGCCTGCGACGCCAACCGTGCCGCCGATCTGGACGCCACCAGTGATCGCGGGGAAGGTCGACGGCTGCTGCGAGGTTATGTAGGTCGTCCCGGTGTCTGCTTGCAGCGCGTAGATGGCGCTCGCGTCGACGGCGGTGCTCACGGCCGCGACGTTGGTTCGCTCGATCGGATGTACGTGCGGGGGCAGCGTGAGGGTGTGGCTTGCCGTGACGCCGTTTGTATGTCCGTGACGTGGACGACGACTGGCAAGCGGAGTGCCCTCAGTAGCGCCCATCGCCGAAACGTCAGCATGACCGCCAGAGGCAGCGAATCCGAACAAGCTGCGACCGCGAAAGTCGGGGACGTTGAACGTCGTCGACCCGTCACCAGCACCCCACGTGGTGCCAATGGTGTTGAACAGATTAGAATACTGCGTCCTCGACACGGGTGAGCCATCACACTCAAGAAACCCAGTCGGTATCACATTGCCACAGAAGGGAATCGGCACACCAGTGGGCACTCCCGAAGTGGCGGGTATGTTGAGCTTACTGGCGTCGATGTTAGCGTTGACTGCGATGTTGGTATTATCAATGCCACCGTTGATGACGCCAGCGATGGCTTGGAAGTTCGCCAGCACCTGAGAGACGTCCTCGGGCTGCCCGGCAACAAGCGTGCTCGCACCGACAATATTGTAAGCGCCCATGATTAGCCTCCTCTCAGTCCCAGCAAGGTCGCGTCAAACGCCACGCCATACAACGCCCATTCACCCAGCGTTAGCTGATGCACCACACTGCCGAGTGGCATTTGTGTATACCCCGTCGCAATCTCAGAATCAAGTATCACCACCGAGAACGCCCGACCGTAACCATCGATGTTGACTATCCGCTCCTGTACGTCAGACTCAGTGCCCCAGCTCGTACCATCATTCCAGGTGCCGCCACCCCATTGATCGATCAGTGCTGTCATGTCGATTGGCAAACTCCAAAAGGTGCCGACCGAATAGTTCTTCTTGAGCTGGAACTGAAACTTGCCACGACCCAGGAGTTTCGCACGACGCAAATACTTCGTGAAGATCGGATTGCCAAAGTCAATCGGAGCCGTCTCCACTAACCCCTGGAACATCGCACCATTGTCAGTGCCATCCGGTGAGAAGATCCACAGTAGCTGATTCGCATTGGACGCACCACCGAAGATCGCCTCAGTACTACCCTGACGCACTGTGGTATAACACGTCGCTGGGATACGGTGCATTGACCATGGGCCAGGTCCGATGTTACCAGAGATCTGATAAATCGGTCCGAAGCGCGGGTAGTATTCGATGATGACCGACACCTGACTCGACCCAGCCTCAGGTATCGCCCAAGCACAACGATCACCCAGCTGATAGGCCCACACGTTACGCATCGCAGCCAAGTTCAACACCAACGGATTGAACAGCGGATCGATCTTGTAAGAGATCAGGCGCGACGATGAATCACCTTGCCACCAACACACGCCCGTGCGCGATAGGTAATACAGTTTGTCCTCCATGTGCACCACAGAGAAGTGTGACTCACAGCCCTTCTCGAAGTCAGCAGTGCGATTGGCAAGTGTGCCCGGATCGTACACGACCTGCGTACGGCGCCGCTTGAAGACGATCAAAAACAGACCATCACTCGCCAGGCAAGTCATGATATCCCCATCACCGTGCAGAATATCGACATAGTTCGCAGCAGGCCACGTCGTCGGATCGCCAGCAGATGAGCTGTACAGTCGATCGGGATTAGCTGTGGTAGCCAACCACATCGTATCCTTCCACACGCGCAGCATGTATGCACCACCGGGAGCAGCGGTGATCTTAGTGTAAGTCGTGCCGTCCCATTGCCCAAACTGCGTGCCCTCAGCGAAGTAACAGTTAGAGTTTTGCGTCTCGAATGCGCATGGGGTAGTAGTTGACAGTCCGCCTACGATCAGCGTCCACACGATGGGGTTAGCAGTCACATCAGTCGTATAATACAGGTTACCTGCGCTGGTGTGCGCCAACACCTGCGGCTGACCTGGAGTCGTTGTCGGCAGGTAGAACGTGTAACACGATATGATACGATCACCGGCCGAGCCAATCGGACCCATGCCTCGGCTGCCCAATCGTTTCGTCACACCGCCGGCAGCATCATACACCACATTCTCAGCCCGACGCAACTCATTCGGCTGCATCTGCTCCACCGCGTCACGAATGTTGATACCGCCCTGCCAACCCTGCGAGCGGACGGTCAGCTCCTTGAGGTCAGCTACCTGCGCCATCAATCCCACATGCCCTTGGGCATCTCCTTCGGCGGCTCCTCGAGGTAACTAGGCAAGTCGTCGATAATCACATCGGCCAACCTGACCTCGATAGGCTCTTCGGTGAAATGGGCTTTCATAATGACTGTCTCACCATGATCGATTTCCGTGAGCTTCTGCTCGATCCAGTCCTCGATGGTGGGCTTGTCCTTGTTCTTCTTCTTGCGCCATTGTTCGACCCACACCTCGACGTCAGCGCGTGTGATTTCTATGTCGCGCGCACTCACCACCACTGACGGTCGGGAATCACCCGCTCCTGCAGATCCTCGTTTTGAAACACCTCGAGCGTAAGCATCGAAGACATGGCAATCTGCACCCTGGCCTCAGCGTCCTGCGCCAACGTCAACTCGTGCGCGCGTCGGTGACATCTTATGAGCGCAGCATCGAGAATCATTTCGTCGAAGGCCTGCGGCGTGGCAGGAACATCAGTGATAAGCACCATGTCCGGTAGCCACTGATGGAAGAACACACGAAAGGTCATCGCAAACTGAGGCGGCGGCAGCACATAAATCACACTCTGCCAAATGTAGTACTTCGAGGTGATGCCCTGGTTTTGTGACACAGTCAAGTCAAGATACAGCCAGCGCTCCTTGAACTTGTACGCCTGCTCCGCGTCAAGCTTCTTACGATAGGGGTCAGTGACACACACGATCGTCTCCACAGAGGACGGCAGCAACGGCGCACCGCCGGAGATCGGAATCGTGTACTGCCCCGGTAGGAGAGGATAGTCTTTATACGTCTCCTCCCACATCCACGGCACTTCAGCAGCGATGGCCCGATACCCAGCGTTTATCATTTGGTAGCGGTTGACCTGCTGAAAGGCGTCAAACCCACGCACCACGAGCTGCTGATCGTAGTCCTGCAGCTGAAGCTTACCGTTGCTGTCGGGCACGTTTCTCCTTTCGATGCATGCTAACCGTCAGCGGCAATCGCGGTTCAACACCCTCCCGCTTCATCGCGTGAGCAAGATGTTCGCCAGCCTCACGCACGTATCCGCGATACGAATCGTCAATGGCGTTTTGAGCATCATCCTGGGCACGTTCAGCAGCGTCATACGGATCCTGATACGCACGCGATTGGGAATCAGCTTGCATCAATCGTATCAGCGACCGCCCATCGAGCTCGTCAGTCGTGAATATAAGTCGATCCGTACCGTCTCCACAGTGTTCGACGAACACGTAATGCCCCGTAGTCGGCTCCATTTGTATAGAGACTCGACCCTCGTACAGCTCCTTCACTTGGCGGACGATGGAGAGAACATCGTCGTCCAAGGTTACCCAGCCCTCTCCCTGGGTGTACCAAGTGCGCAATGCTCTTAGCTCCATCGTCCGCCTCCATGTTCCATCCGTGTCAGCACCCACCACCGATCCAACGCTGTGGTGGGCTATCACCCGTAGTGGTCTACGGGATCTTTTCAAATATGATGAGCACGCTTCAACTCCCTAAGTTCAATGTGAAGTTCGAGGCGCCGATCGCGAGCCTCCTTACGCAATGAACCAGGACCTGCGTTACGACCTCGTATCCCCGTGAGCATAGCCATTTCGTATCCAACCTTCAACTCACTCCTCTTGAGTATCGAAAACGGATAGATAAACCGAATAAACCTACGGACATTTTCAGCCCGTGTGATTTGAAGTCGGTATATCTTTCCTCCGTTTTTGGGATCGATACGAACATACACGTCCCCAAATCCTAGTAGTTCCTGAAGCTTGTAAACAAGCTCACCTTTGCGTTGGGAGAAAAGGATCCATGCTTGAGGTGCACTACCTTTTCGAGTGATAGCACTGTGGACACAACCCTCACAATCAAATGCATATGCCACAGCTATCCTTTTCTCTCGTTTTGTCCACGTCGTCATTTGGTGGCCTCCTAGACATGTATACAATCAAGCAATATTATTGTATCACATCTAGGAGGCCTGAAACGTCAGCTACGGGATGTCGTCTGCGAGGTTGTACGTAACGCCCTGTACTTCGCGACGCATACAGCCCATATCACAATACTTATACAACGTGGCTTTGTAGGCGTCCAGGTCGGTCGTCTCGACCTTGCGCAGAATCGCACCGTCCCTGTTCATCCAGCGGAAGTCGTTGCCGTTCAGCTGGATCCAAAGCAGATCGCTCGGTCGAAGGAAGAAAGCGTACTGCTTCGGGCAGTCGTCGTCGAACACCAACGGCAGCCCGTTGTAATCGATGTACTTGAACCCGCCGTGCATGGTGCCGGCGTTGGCATCGTTCCAGCGCTTCTGAGCCTTCAGCGTGTTGACGTAGCGGCGGCGCACCCCGCGCGTCGTGAGAATGAGCTCAGTCTCCCACCCGTGCGCACCGATGGTGTCCAGCAACAGTTGCGACCCATCCTCGTCGAACGTGGTGTTGTTGCCGTTGAGTTGGTTCGCACCCCACCAAGCGTTGCCGGCAGCGGACGCATCCGTCCCATGCAGCACGTAGTTCTGAGACAGATCGCTGCGGGTGATCTTGATGAGGCCATTGAGCTCCACCCCTCCGTTGCCGTTGACGACCGGCACATGCGTGCCCACAGTGATGGAGGCCGACTGATCGGCCCCGCTGTAGGTGAGCGTGCGTGTGGCGATGTTGATCGCCGTGATCTGCACGTTCGGCGTCCCAACGATGGCCTGCGTGGCGTAGTTCATGAAATCGATCCACATGCCTACGCGCAAGTACTGCAGACTGTCCACAGTGATGGTGTTGACGCCCTTGGCAGTGATGTTCGCGAGAAGACCCGAACCGTCGCTGAAGCCCTGTCGGTTCATGTCCTTGCGCAGGTCGTTCACCGCACCCACGGTCTCGCCCTCCAAGAGGCGCAGATACGCACCGACCGAACGCTCGGTGACCTCCATCGCGAAGCCCGACAGCTGGATGGTCTTGTAGAGCTTCTTGACCTTGTCGATCAGGTCATTCCAGCTCTGGTACCCAGCCACGGGCAGGACAGCGCCTTCGGCGCGTGCCGTACCGGACTCGTTACGCCCAGTGTGCACCGCAATGACCCACTGTCGCCCAGCGAACTCGACGATCTCGGCGTCCTTGGAGATGCCGTTATAGTCCATCGTCTCGCCCATGACAGCGTTCATCGAGCCCGACCCCGCCTCCAACTCCGCAGGCGAATAGCCGAACAGCAGAATGGCGCGTTGGTTCAACATCTCCCGGACGACGGGCAGGTAGTAGTTCTGCAGAATCTGGTCTGCACTCGTCGTGGTTTGCATTGCCACCTACATCACCTCCCGTTATCCGTTACCGAAGCCTTGAAGCATGAGCCGAACAGGCGGCGTGGCCGACAGATCAGTTGCGTTCGGCACCTGCTGATTGTTTGTGTTGCCCGCACCGTTACGGTAGACCAGCAGCTTGACGTTCGTATAGTCCCACTCCAGGCTGTAACCGTTGATTTCAGGCAGGTCAGCCCAGATGATCTTGCCCGACGCACCAAACCCCATTTGCGCCGGAGTGACCGGATAGCCGCCTGTGGGGTAGTTGTTGTCGAGCTGGACGTCCATGACCCGAACCTCCTGGTCCCCGAAAACGGTGCGGTACCTCATCGTAATACCAAGCATAAGGTCCCCTCCTACTCGGGCTGCAAATCCGGGAGTCGCCCTGCGTCGATATCCGCCTGGATCATCGCCCGCGCCTCTTTCATTGTCTTCGGCAATGTTGGCTGCGTCGGGGGAAGCCCACCAGAGGGTACCGCAAGAGGTCCTCCCTGTGCTCGTGTTCTTGTTACAGCAGACCCCAGATTAGAGTCCCGGTCCTCCATGAACGACGTACGGGCAGCGTCGGACAGCTCCTCAAGTGTCGCGAACTGCTGACCCGATTGCGCGGTGTTCTTGATATACAGAAGCCGCTGTCGTGCAGTGATTCCCGAAATCGAATCCTGCTCGTCCTGCTGCTGCCAATGGCGAACCATGTGATCGAGGCGTGCATCTACGTCCGCTTGCTGCGCGGCCTGACGCTGCTCGCGGACCCAACTCACCGCCTCCAAGACCTCATCAGGGAGCTTTTGTTCGGGCGGCTTGTCACCATCGTCTGCACCAGACAGCGCCGCGTCCTGCTTCGTTTGAAGTAACGCCTTCAAGGCGGTCTTCTGAGCATCGGGCAAGTCCTGTTGGTCGACCATGGCAGCGAGCGTTCCGATAGGGTCCTGAATGTAGGCCTGCTCAAAGCTCGCCAATCGAATCGCGGAGTCCGAATCGATCTGCATTTGCTGAAGGCGTTCGTAATCCCTCAGCGACTGCAGACGGCTATTTACCTCCTGAAAACGCGAGTACGGGATTGTGTCCGGCGTCATGCCGCTATCGGTGTTTGACGTCCCCGCGGACGAGGATGCGGCCGTCGTCGGCGCTTCTCCGGTACCCTCTGCTGGGCTACCCTGCGGATCATTGACGGGTACTTGCTGACTCATGTCAACTCCATCCTGTTGCATTCTCTCCCGGACGGCCGCAGTCAGCTCTGCTCCTGAACTCATGTGTCCCTCCGGCCCTACGCTTTACGTCCTCGACGACGAATCGGGACCTGCCTGGACAGATGCGACGCCTACATCGCTACGGCGTTCGCGCTTGAAACGTTCCATCAGCTCCTCGTCAGATCGAATGAGTCGCTTGGCTTGTGCCATCGTTTTGGGTTTGGGATTGAGTGCGTTGTTCAGTCTGTGGTCGTCGTGCAGCTTGACCGCCTTGTCAACATCGCTCTCGAGAAAGACCCGTCCAACGGACGTGTCGATGCCCTTACCCCTCAAAAAGTCGAGGGCCTCGTTCGCGTTGTGAAAGTCGGTCACGGGAAGTTGACCACACCTGTGCGACCGCCGTTGATGGACAGCTTCTGCACCTGGTCCAGCGTCACGCTAAAGACAGAGCCCTGGATTCGGTCACGCACGATGACCTTCGCGTCAGGCGCTACGTACTCGTACAGCACCTCACCGTTTTCGCCCAACTTGCGCGACACGGGGAAGTCGATCACGGCTGCAGGCGCACCCACAGCCCAGTCGGGGATTTCGCCCAAGCCGTCATCGCCCAGAATCACCCACGACTCGGCGTTGAGCATGATGTGCTCGTCCTCCGGAATGAGCGCCGGCCCAACGTCACGCACGTCCACAGCCCAAATGACTGGGCCGTCGGTCTGGCGATCTGCGAGGTCGACAACATCACCGACGCGACCAGCGACCACAAGCTCTGTGCTTGTCTCATCGCTCTCGTCAGCGATCACTTCTTCGGACGCCTCCTCGACCTCTCTCATCGCCTGGGCCTCGAGGATGGCTGCGATAATGTCCTTCTTGTTGGAGTACTCGTTGGCGTCGAGCTGAAACTCAGCCTCGGCGACTTCGTCCAACTCACCCCGACTCAGAGCGTGAAGATCCTCCTCGGAGTACTTCTCCTCCTCGTTCATTTTACCTCCCTCCACCTGGTGTGACTGCTGCGTGTTGCCTAACCATACGTGCGTCAAGCTGTGTTAGGCCACCTCCGATTACGTCAGGCACTGGAGTCATTTGGCGACTCTCGTTGACGTTGCCAGGCAGTGCCTGTTGACCTGCGGGCGTTCCCCCCACCTGAGCAGGCGCGCCCTTGGCTGCGGCCTGCATTTGCATCTGCTGCTGTTGCTGCTGCGCAAGGAACTGTTGATGCAGCGCCACATGCTCATCGAACAGCCTCGGAATGCCCGGATGCGTACTGCTCAACTTGTCAAACTCCTCATCCATCATCGCACTCGTGTGGCGCTGAATGTGCGTAGCATGATCCATCCACGCCTTGACAGGCACAGCAGTCGCGACAAGTTGCTGCATCTCCTGCGGATTGTCGGTATTGGGCAGTCTGAACATGCCCATTTGCATACCGTGCAGCATCTTTTGATTCTCACGATCAGCCTGGGCAATCGCCTTGTCCTGATTGTCAGGCTCACCCGCACCCAAATCAAGCTCCTCTTTGATCTCCTTGGGATCAGTCAACACACCGAGGGACACAAGCTCGAGGGTATATTGTTGGCGCGCAGCCTTCGACTTGGGCATAGCGCTGCCAGCCTGGCAAATCACGTCGGTGTTGTTCTTCAGGTCAGCACCCTTGAACGCCATGGCGTCAAACTGACCATCCCGTCGATAGAAGCGAATGATACGATTTTCCGTGTAGAACTGACCGAAGCGGCAAAGCGTGAGTGACCCGAGGAGTGCAGTGGCAAGCTCTGCATTCTCGATGGTCGGGCCGAGTTTAGTGTCGTCTTCCTCTTGAAGATACGCCACAGCCACGCCACTCCTGACGCCGGTCGGAACGTTCCCCCGCGTGACCTCACTCTGGCCCGACACATCGAGAATCTGCTCACGCATGCCTGCAAGCAGCGACTCAACCTGCGCTGGCATCGTGAGACCCTGAATGGGTTGTGGCGGGGGAACGTTCGGGACGTGGACATACCGAACCATCCCACCCGCCACATTTTTGATTTCTCCCTTGACCTTACACTGCGACGGGAGAAGCCACATCGGATTCGACATAAAGTCCTTGGACTCAATCAACTGAGACGTAGTTTTGTCGATCTCCAGATTCAGCCCACGGATTTGGGTCATGTTGCAGTCCGGCCAAATCGACGTAGCAGCCGGTATGTGCTCGTAGAAGACGAAGGGGATTCTACCGTCGATGAACGGAAAGCTCGCGGAAAAATCAAGGATTTTCCCCTGGGCCCAGCGGAAGAACACACCGTTTTTGAGGAACTTACTACCCCGATAATAGTCGGGAGTCAACCACAGTGTGTGGAGATAACAGGCGTTACTATCGCGCGAGGAATACACAGGGTTGACCACCCCGATACGGTCCATCATCAATCGTTCCATCGTCCCCAGTTGGGTGTCTTCGGGCTTTAGTAGAGCCGCACGTCGCCCATACCACCCCTTGAGCACATCAATGTCCACCACCTCTGTGGTGATGAGGTCATTCAGATTCTGAAAGTCGAGTGCCGCCGGGTCAGGAAGGAGCTGAAAGGGGGAAAACACGGCATATTCCAGCTCACCCAGCGGCACCCGATCCTCTGGCATTTCGTCTAGCGTGCCATCCTCGACCATCCCCTGAATCTCGGCCCGACGATGTGGACTAAACGTGGGCTCGCTAGTCTCAGGGTCGATGAGAAAGCTATACATACCTGCGTCGCTATTGAGGTAGTCCCACCCGCAATAGATAGCGCCAACCCCACAAACGAACATCCACCACCAAGCCTGCCGACGCATCTTCTGCAGCTTGAACTTCCACTCAGCGTAGTCCAGCGCACTCTTAGCGACCTTCGTGGCAGCAATGTCCTGCGGTTCGTTAGAGTTAGCGATCACGTCCATGATCGGGCGCGATTTGCTAAGCTTGCTAAGCTCAGTGCGCGCCACAGATAGGGAGTGGTTGACGACGAGACGCGCCTTCTTTTCGCTCATCGCCAACGTCCAGTTTGGATCGCGATCCTCGAACAGCGCTTTGTTGGGGTCGTAGCGCGCATGGTGATCGCCGGCGACCATAGCGATGTTATTCCACCACTGCACCTCATGTGGACGGCGCATCATCAGACGGTAATCACGCGCCGTGACGGCTGCGTTGAGGAGCTCGCTTTGATTAGTAGCCTCACCGATGCGCATTTAGCCCTCCGGAAAGTCCTCGGCCAGTATTTGATTCTCCTCCATCGCTGCCTTGAGCCGACGCTGCAGCTCCTCGCCATGCAGCACAATATTGCCGCCAGGCGTCATCGTCGTCGTGCCCAGGAGTGCCTCTTCGATTTCATCCGGAGCGAAAAATCCGCCCTCCTCGGAGGATTCAGCAAGCTGATGACTCTTGAACAGCGAAAAGTCAAGCGCCATGAATCTGTCCAACACGCGGTCATTCTGGGCTACGTTACGGTCATGGGTGCGCTCGAGACTTTCGAGTGTTGCGCGATGCGCGTCAAGCGATGATTGCGTCATCTTTTCGGCGCTCCAAAGCGCTCTTAGAGCGATCAACCCGAAGCAGATTGATATCACAGTCAAAAGCGTCATCCCAAATATTACAGCAGCCCAAGGCATTACGACACTGCCCTCGCACGTTTGAGCGCACCCCTCTCACGCCTGCGTCGCATTTCGATTTCACCCTCGAGGTCGTGCACCTTCTTCTCGAGATCCTTGATACGCCGCGACAGCTGAGACTGCGTATCAGGCGAGATCCACTCAAAGAACACCGCCGCCCGGCCTACGCACTCCTCGCACAAATACCCGGAATCTCCCCAGTTGTAATCGATTCCTAGCGACAGGAATGGTCCGACTTTCCCGGTTACTCCGTCGGGGGTATTGCCTTTTCCGCAAACCAGGCAGCGGTTGGGTGCTAGCGTCATTCTATCGACCAACATCATGCTCATCGTCTCATCGCCTCCTGTAGCTGACGTAGCGAGCGGTTCTGCCCCGAATATGGCGCCGCATCAGCTGCGGTCATCAGCTCCGAGAGAAAGTGATCCTCAAGCTCCTTGGCCTCATTACGCTCCGCCAGCGTATTGAACCGTCCCACAGCGACATGCCATGGGTCCTTGTCCTCAGTCAGGTCAGGCAGCTCTTCGTCGAACGCCACGAGGATATGACCGAGACAGTCGATGTTGTGGTCGTCCTTCTTGCGCGGACGCTCGGCGAAGTCCTCCTCGGTGAAGTTGCTACGCTGCGGCCGCCACCGATACTGTGGGAGATATTCGACCATTTTGATACAGTCCGCAAAGATGAACAATCGCGGCGCCCCGTAACCGATGATCTTGTCCGGGTCGTCCTGCGAGTAGATGGGCATTTGCTCATCGTTGAATGGATGGCGATGACCCTTCTTCGGCCGCAGATACTCCGTAATACGGCTGATACGCGCACTGGGGTCACGATCACTGATCTCCGGATACCATCCATTGTCGTTCATCAAATCGAGGACGCTTCGTCCATCATTTTGGCTACGAATCCTAGCCTCACCTCCGACGAGACGACGCCAAATGTCTTCGTCTTGGCCACCCCAGTCGTCGAGCGACTCCTCCTCGAAACACGTCGCAGACCACCACGAAACGTCCTGCCCCTTCTCCAAGACCTCGCGGTAGTAATACGCATTGCCTGCAGGATCGCGAGCGACCCAGGCGAGAGCGCCTTCATGCCTAAGACCCGGGTCATAGCATTGCCAACGCTCCCAGTTGCTGGGGATACGGAACGGCTTGACAATGTGTAGGTCGGGATTGAAGTCAACGAAGATCTGTCCAACGAACACGTCGTGACTACCCAGCACGAATCGCTGGTACCAGTGCTTGGGCAAGCCCTCGAACTGCTCGATATAGTCCTCGGGCAAGTTCGGATTATCGAACGGAGTTGCCTCAATGCACTTATATTGCCGCACATAAGTATCAGGTCGCTCCGGATTGAGGAACCGCTGCCACAGCCAGTTGTGGCCGTTGGGGTTGAAAGTAAGGAGACCTTCTCGAGGAGCTCCATGCTGACGCAAGCGACCGTGAAACTTGAGGAAGATGTCCTCCTCCACCTCCTCCGCCTGATCCACCCAGAAGAAGCCAAGGTTGTAGTTCTCCAGCTTGGTGGGATCGTCGAGCGGTATCCCGTGGATAGTGGAGCCGTTGACAAGCTCCATGTACAAATCGGATCGGTTATAAATCCTGACACACTCACGTGGTACACCCCGCCACCCCCCAGGAGTCGTGTCACCCTGCACCCACATCTTCCACGTCGTCGCCCTTAGCTCAGGGCGGGTCTTACGCGCGATAATGCACTCGGTACCCGGGTACTCCATCAGGCGAACGAAGGTTTCCGCACACCCCCAGCTCGTCTTTCCGTTTCCCCACCCACCACAGAAGCCTCTGTACTTGGCGGACAGGGCGTGAGCCTCCTGCTGCTTAGGCATCGGCAGGTACTCGATTTCTATGTCGCGCGTAAGACCCATGTTCCGAGGTCTGGGATCAGAACCCCTGAGTGCGCCAGCTGGCCATACTCAGCGTCTGGGCAGCGGCGTTCTTGTTGGCGTAGAAGATCCTTACGCGGCCAAGACCGATCACGTCCCAGCGCGCGTAGTGATAGATGCTGCCAGCGCTCATCACCTCTGGCGGGTTGTTCTGCGGCGTGAGCACCACAGCACTGAGGGTTACGTTGTCGCCCTCGAACGGCTGCACGGTGACCGCCAAGTCAGCGATGGCGCTACCCGTCATCATCGCCTCGGTGACGAGCCAGTCGGAGTAGCTGACTTCTACGTCGTAGGTGAACACGCCAGTCGTAGCAACTAGGGGCGTGTTGAGGACTACGTCCTGGTCGAGGCGAGCGCCCTTCGGCAGGATGGTCTGTGAGAATGCGTAGACGGTCATGGCTACATGAAGTCCTCGGGACGGGGCTGCGCGTCAGTTGAGCTCCCTGCGGGAGCAGTAGCCTCGGGCTGGTCCGCCGTAGACGTGAACTCACCCATGGGGAAGTCGATTAGCCCTGCCGGTACGCCGGGAGAACCGCAAGGCCCTCCCCCCAAGCCGGCCTCGTAGCTGCGGTCGGTGCTGTCGTCGCGGTCGGGCTCAGTATCCTGACTTACGTCTGTTTCTCCGTTTGCCATATCCCTGTCTCCTTGGCTTGCGGAACACGTTGTACACCACACCCACAGAGGTACGGTGCGGCTTCGGACCTGCGGTGGGGATCGGATCCCCGTATTCGGGCGTGACCTTGAAGCCATGCCCCTTTTGGGTAGCTCGCATCGACCAACCCTTGACCCTGGTCGACTTCTTGTATCCCTTGGGCTTCGGCGGTTTCGACGACCAACCCTTCGGCTTACCGCTGCGGTAGGCCATTACTTGCCCCACTTCCTGGCGTTGATCGCGAAGTTGGCCTTCTTGCGCATGGCAGGGCTGCCTGACTTCTTGAGACGCTGCAGCGTGCCCATCGGAATGTTCTTGCCCTTCTTGGTTTTGGTCGCTGCGCGAAGCGACCCCTGCTTCGACTTCTTGATGTGGATTGGTGATCTACCCTTTCGTGCCATTACTTGCCTTTCCTACGCCGCTTGACGCCCTTGCCCATGCTACCCATGCCCGCAGGCATGTTGCCGGGCATCGACCCGGGCATAATCAGCGGCATCTGTGCCATGTTGCCCGGAGTTCCCGAGGTCTGCGTACGCTTCTTCTTACTCTTTTTGGCTGCCATCACACGCTCCTGTAGTAGTAGACGTGCAGGCGCACGTCCTGGGCTCCTGCGACGAAGTGCAGGTACTGCAGGTCGGTATCGAACTCCTCGGGGAACTCAGGAATCAATGGGAATCCCACAGTCTTGGACAGTCCGTTCGGCCCCTCAGCGCTACTCACGTACCTGACGGTGCCGCCCTCCGCCAGAATGTAAGCGCGGTGCGCCTCTTGAGGTGGCTCTAACGTAACGCCCTCCTTGAGGGATTCCCAATCGTAGACCTTGTATTCCACAGCCCTACCTGTTGGCACGGCGCTTCTTCTTCCGTACGCGGAGTGGCAACTTGCCCTTGTTGTCAAAGTGGTGGCGCTTCGCCCAAGCTGCACCCTTCACGGCAAATGCCCATCTCCTCTGTTGTTGGCTTCTAGCTGGCATCAGACTGTGGGGCGGTCATGTGTTGCTGCGAGGATCTATTTACAGTAGGTAACCTCGTAGCTCCGGCCCGCCCGATCCTACCTATGTGGCAACCATTACTGAAAACGGCTCACGGTTTACCGCTTCGCGTCTCGCGAAAAAATATCCCACGATTCCTCCTCCGTGCGTCGGCAGGGGTGCGTTGTCACGCGCGCAAACATTGGGGTCACCCCAAGATTCGAGCGACCGCGAACGCGAACGTACGGTGACCCCAACATTCGATCGACACGAACGATCGAGACACTCCATCGATTCGTACGTATGCAATACGTATGCGATCGAATGCATAGGCAACGCATACGTACGAACGTTTACAGAATACTTACGACACATATGTGCCGCGTGCGCTACAGTGTACGTATGAACACGAACGCGAACGATCGGAAGGAGGTGAGCAGCATGGCGGCCAAGACGTATACGCCGAAGGAACTCGCGACCGAACTCGGACTCCCGAGCGACGGCAAGATCCTTCGTTCGTACCTGCGCAAGAACCATTCGCGTGCGATCGAAGCGAAGAACACCGCTTGGATCATCCCCGCATCCGTCGCGAACGATTGTCGCAAGCATTTCGCGAAGAATCGCGCGGGTTCGGCCAGCGCGAAGTAGCGCAAACGAATGGGGGTCGTGACGTACGGACGACCCCCATTCGATTTCCCTTGACCGTACGTGATTGGAGGACAGATGACACCGAAGGAATACACCGATGCGAGCGCATTCGTTCGCGACATGTGGCCGCATCGGCACAATATGTTCATGCGCGTACAGATGTGGAATGCGATCGGTGCCATTCGTCGCCAGCGCATTCGGCAAGTACGACGCTATCCGTACGATCGGCGTTTCACCGTTCGGGTGTGATCGCGTATGCGCGCATTCGTCGCCATCGCCGTGCTTGCCGCCTGCCTGCCCCTGCTCGAATACCATCTCGCCTTCGCCATCGCTCTGCTCGCGTTTCTCGTCCTGCCGCACGTCCGCGCCTAACCGCGCGGCGTCGGTCGCCGGCCATTCGGACTCCGGCCATTGAGCTCTGCGGCCACCTAGCTGAGCCAAGTACCTCGCATCCATCAGGCCGGAACTCTGAGCCAAGTACAATGCGGCGCGGTCTGGCGGGGCCATAAGTCTTGTAAACGGAAAGTAAAACATGCTCGTGGAGAGTTGCGCGACGGTAGCCACTCGTGATACGATGTGAGCATGAAAAACGATTTGGAGGAGGTGAAAAACATGGCTACGTCGAAATCGATGACACCCAAGGAGCTCGCGCGCGAGTTGGGACTTCCGGAGGACGGAAAGATCCTGCGCTCGTACCTGCGCAAGAACCACGCTCGCGCCATCGAGGCGAAAAACACGGCGTGGATTATCCCGCCGCTCGTGATCGCCGATTGCCGCAAGCACTTCGCCAAGAACAAGGCGGGTTCCGCCAAGGCGCCGGCGAAGGCAAAGGCGTAAACGCGAATGGCGAGGTGTGCGATGCCTCGCCATTTGTGTGTGGTTCTGTGCGGCCATATAGAAACTCATTCCATGGGGCTTGCTGACTGAGCCTAGTCCGTCCTACCTCGTGGATTTGAGTCGGGACGCGGAATGTTTTGCAGGACCACATTGACCTGTGTGACCTGCGTCTCTTCCTTTGTGTGCCGACCCGTGATTTCGAGCGCAAACCTTGCCGCATCGACGCGACCGCGTTGTGCCGATCTCGCAATGCCGTCAAGAATCTTAGGCGACTTGAGGTCGAGTTTGAGCACAGCCTGTTGATATATGAGATCTCTGAATGCTGCATCGCGATGCATCCATCTCCGAATCTTGTGGTAGGCGCTCTCAGGATTGGCCGTAGGCGAAAGGTACGCGGCCATAGAGATTGCGACCTTCTTTGGGTGGAATCCGGACGCTAAAAGCCGCGCAGCGAGCAAACGGACTTCCTGAGGATCCACTTGGTGACTTAGAGGCGTATTTGCATCTCCAAAAACTTGGATACCGGTACTTTTGGCCGAAGCCACCAGGTTTTGAGCCATGTGGACACGTTATCACATCCTTGTAGGTTTGTCAAGGCGTGGTTTGCGGGGTCCTTAGGGTAGATCCCCGTGAAACCTCATAACCAAATACCATCGCTACTTTTCATAAACTGCATACAATCCTGATAGCCTATGCGGAACGCGGTGGGAACCTCGTGTGATACGATGTATGTGATGAATGAAACACCACGCAACCAAAGGAGATCCGAATGTATATTTACCCAACGACACCCGACACAATCACCGACGACAACTACCGCGAAATCGCCGACGAACTCCTCAAGGCTCAATGCCGATATGCCTCCGGTTATTGCCTACAAATCGCCGAGGGCCGCTGGTCTGACGACGACACCGATTATTTCCGCACATGCCTGAACGTCACCGAACGCCTCATGGACATTGTGTATGACGGGAACCGCTCCGATCTCATCACATTCCTGTTCTCGCCGCGTGACGACGATCGCCAAACCCGCGACACCCTCGCCGATATGATATCCGCGGGGGGCCTGTGTGATGAACTCAATGGCTATGAAACCCTGATTTATGAAAAGGAGGATGCGAACGCCTAACCAAACGGGGCTGAAATAATGCCCCAACGGGGTCATATGGTACATTCACCATTGGTCGCCTGGGGCGCGGGAATCGACGTGCATGTATATGTATGCACGCATCATTGGCAATGAACCCTGGTCGCTTGTGGTCGCCTATATCGTGCCCACGATTCGTCGCACATGCACGATCACGGGGGCCATATCACCCTATTGTGGGGCCACTGCACGATTCGCTATATAGCTACCCAACTGAGCCTAGTCCCTAAGCCAAATAACCCACCAAGGGGCATTCAGCCCCTTTCCCACACAATCGCAGTCTCCAAGCATTCACCCAAAGTGCGTGAACCCTGCTGTGCGTGGTAGAGCACGATCATCGCACGAAACACACGCTCCATGGTCTCCTCATCGTTCCACGAGATCTCATCAACAATCCATCGCATCGCCTCATCCATCGTAGTTCCTTCGGCTGCAGGATCAATCTCGAGCTCGTCGTGCTTGAGGTTGTAGGGCAACGGAATCGGTGCGAGTGCAGCTGTATTCTCACTCATTTTATTCCTTTCGGGTAGTTGGGATTGTTGGCTTCATGCCACATTCGAGCACATTGCGTGCTGCAAAATGGATCTCCGTTCAACACGGCAAGATGCGGTCGCGTGCTGCCACAGACTGCGCACTTACCTCCTTTTGGGACTTTCGGATCAGCGATCACTTCACCTTCCTTTGTTCCTTGACAATGACCGACATAACTTCCACATCCAAAAGCTGCCTATGCTTGAGCTTGCTATCATACCCTTGTACTAATCGTTCAAACTCCCGAATCACATCGGGATCCTCCAGGTCATGGTCGGTTTCAATCAACATGATGAGGTGGTATCTCATCCTGCCCTCAACGCACGAACTGCCTGACGAATGAGGTAAGACCACATCACTGTATCAACAACGGTGAGCACTACAACTATCGCAATCACGAGATCCCCTTTCGATTCATTACACACATCGTATCACACGAGGTTCCCACCATGTTCTCTGTTGGCCACTTAGATCGTAAAAGGTTTATGACTCGGCGCATGAGGTACATGGTTTTGATACAATGTAGGTGATGCACGAAAATCCAACACGAAAGGCGAGGCATGAGCAACGTCAGCAACAAACTGATCGGGCACGCACTCACCGATTGCGTAGATCCTGATTGCGAAATCCACTGCCCGTGGATCGACGAAAACAACCCCAACTGGGGCTGCGCGATATTCGTCGCAGGCATCAAGCGGGGCATCGCGCTTTACAACAACGAACTCGACGAGGCGCAGGCAAGAGTTCAGGAGATCGTCGCTCAAATGCGCACCATCGAGAACCTCGACGAACTGTTCGGCACGAAGGAGTAACACATGGCAACAGTCAATGACCGCAAGACAGTCGACCTCATCATTCAAGGCAACGGCTACTACCCGGGAGACGACATCCCAGTAGTCCGCATCGTCGAATACAACAACATGTTCGATGGAGGGATAGCCTATGGACTTATCTACCGTGGCGAAGACCTTCGTCGCTATTTCGTACCGCAATGCCACAACGCTCACACGATTTGGGAGAGATCTCCTGAAGCAAGCGAAAGGATCTAATATGCCAACGAAACTCAAACCATTCCGCTACCGCATCGTATTCAACACCCGCGGTCGCACGCAGGGCAGTGCAATCCACACATTCTATGCCCCAAGTCAGAAGAAAGCTGACGAATACGCGAAGGCTTGGGCGCGTGAACGCAAGGCAACCAAACTCACGAGGATCATAAGGGACGGTGAACGGTGACCAAGTACAAAGCAGTCCTACCCAATACCCACAAGTATCAATGGCTATTCCGAGGCAGTCGTTCAAAGCTCCAATGCGAGTGCGGGCTGCAGACCAAGTATTACCCATTCCCGCACGAACGCGAAACCATGCTCAACGAACTGAAGGAGAAGCACCGTGCTAAGTGAGTCAGAGTTCGACAACATTCCTGATCCCGACGACTCAGTCGACTATTCGGCCCTCGACGATACCTACCACATGCTCGACGAACTGCGACAGAACCTCATCGAAGCCAATGGCGACTTCGACTTCGAGGAAGAGATCGATCGCCAAAACTGCAGGGACATGCTCAAGGACTTGAAGGCGATTGAGCGCGTACGTCACCTGCTCGAAACGGAAATGGACCCCCGGACATAGCACTCGTCACCTACACCCTCCGCCGCAACAGCGACGGAACTATCACGATTCGAGTCGAGCGCGCAGTTGAGTACATCACCGTCGAGGCGAAGACAAAGGGCCAAGTATTCGATGCAGTCAAATGGGCACTTGTCTCGAAGGGAGTTCCTGTCAACGACCTACGGCTAACGGAGGAGCTGTATGAGCTATTTCGAGACTATCATAACCACTGAGGAGCAACAGGTCGTGCTTGAGGCGACGAGACAGACGACGCTCAAGTTGTGGGTCGCGCGACAGGTCGTGCTCCAACTGAGGACGATTCTGATTCGCCGCATCGAGCAGACGCGGATTTGACATTGGCAGCGAGTAGTGATATAATCAATGTGTCAGTATCCCTCACGTACTGACGTCATCCACAGTGAGGCAAGGAGGAAGTAATGGCAACAACCCGCAAGAAGAAGGTCGAAGTCGAAGAGATCGAAGAGGAGGACGTGGACGAACTCGAGGACGAACTCGACCTCGACGACCTTGCAGACGACGAGGAAGACGTCGAAGAGGACGACGAAGAGGAAGAGGAGGGGGAAGACGAGGACGACGAAGTGCCCGTGCCGAAGAAGAAGGCAGCGCGAGCGCCGAAGAAGACGACGAAGGCGAAGAAGAAGAAGGTCGAGAAGGACACTGTCTCGGCAAGCGACTTCGCCGAAGCGTTGTCGACCAAGGAGAAGACGGTCTCAGCCCGCGAGTTGCGGGTCATGCTTCGGCAGCGCGGCATCGACGAAATCGCCAAGAACGAGAACAACCGCTACGAGTGGGATTCTGTCGATGCGGCACTCGCACAGATGGGCTTCGAGGACATGGACGAAGCACGCGACGCCTTGCTCGAGTCGCGTGACCAACGGCTCGAGGAGCTGAAGGAGCGCGTTGCGAAAAAGCCGGCGAAGAAGAAGCGCAAGCCGCCAGTCGACGAGGACGAGGAAGAAGAGGAAGACGAGGACGAAGTCGAGGATGAGGACGAGGAAGAGGAGGAGGAGGCTCCGCCCCCGAAGACTCGTCGCACCACGACCAAGAAGACGACGACCACGGCAAGGCGTCGCAAGTAACAAGCACATTGAAGGGCGTCAGGGTCATCCTGGCGCCCTTCATTTTTGGGCGAATGAGACAACCAATGCACCCTAGGCGACCATGGTTTCGGGCATTTGTGCGTGACATGATGATGCGTACGCATCATGGCGTCGCGTTCTAGGTCGCCTGGGACGCCCGTATCGCGTGCCGCGTTTCGCATCGCACGCACGAGGAGCGCGAGATGACAAGGCATTTGTTCGAGAGGTACTCCCGTAAGCATGGTCACGCACCCCGAATCCGCATGGCCAACGGCGTACAGACGCTCACAGTCGAGTTCCACCCGGGTTACGTTCACCTGCATTCCTCACACCCCTATGCCGGCGACGTCTACATCACCCGCTCGACGTGGCTTCAGTTGATTCGTCGGATGATTCCTCTGACTCGACGCTGGGCTCGTCACCCCGACTTCGACGTACCTCGAGCAACTTTCGAATACCATCTACGAGAGATGGAGAACCTTCAAGAACTTCGGCGTCAGAAGAAAGAGATTCGACAAGCTCGTCTTGAGACAGCGAAAGCACAGAGATACCTTCGCGCGAAGGCTCAGGGGCGAAAGCAACGCGGCGATTCGCACTGAGCTCATCGTAGAACCCAAACGCCCACCCAAGATTCTGATCGTTGAGCAGGGTCGTCAACACGGATTGTACCACAGAGGTTTCGGTCGGGGACATGATGCTTGGGATTTCGTCGAGCGTGCGAATCACGGTCACAATCTCAAGGGCCATTGCGAGACGACCCGCTTGAAACGATGTGTCCATACCCGAAATGCCCAGGACACGCATCAACACGGGAGTCGGACGTTGCATATACTCACTGGCCATTACGACTCCGATGAACAGTCCGAGAAGCTTCATTCATCTGAGCTATTACCCTAAGTCCAGTTGCTACATCAATCCTACCATCCTCCACCATCAACATCATCTCCTTACTCAGCTCGTCAAATCGACTAAGCCACGTAGACAGAGCATATCCGGTTTTGAGTCTTCTGCCGGCCATTTATTCTCCTGACTAATACCCACGCTACACACATGACACATACAAATAACCCTGTAAGGGTTATGTAGTAGTATGTGTCATAATCTGTGCGCAGGTACCCGTTAGATCCTAGCAATGGATTTACCTCGGTCGCTAGCATTGACAGCACGGGGTGTACGTTAGGTGTCAACCCTTCCATTCTTCTCTGTGGGAAAGAATGTGTATGAGTTACCGAAGCCACGTTTAGTTGTTTTGACAGTAACTACCTTGGAATCGCGCAAACGTCCCAATATAACTCTGGGGTCAACACCTGTCATATCTGAAAGTATCTTTCTCCCAACCCCCGGTTGCTCATGAACAAGATCCTCTAGACGTGCTGTCAGGTCGTACGAGTTGATTTCGACTTGCATCCCCAGTTCACCGGGTGGTCCCATCTTGAAACCGAACTCTAGGGCTTTCTGTGGTTCAATCGCCCTAAACTCCCGGTGGACACGAGTAAACATCGTACTTGTCGACCTACGTCGGTCATCCGCGGGGATCTGTTCGGCGTACAATGCAGAATCAATAAAGCCGTGAAGGGTAGCGTTCCCCATCAAGCGCTGACCTGGTCTCGTATTGTTCCCGGGTTGGGCCTTACGGAAGTGGTGGATGAGGCAGACCGAACACTTGAACTCAGTACTTAACGCCAGCAGCCACTTGAGGTACGGTGCAAGCTCATGTGCCTTGTCGAAGTTGAGTCCCGCGAAGAGCATATACATGGGATCGAGAACTACCAGGCGTGGCTTCGTTCGTTCACACTCACGCCAGATCGCCTCTCTATGGTGTTCCAAAGTTAGATCCAACCCGTAGTTATTGAGCAACCGCATAGGGATATCCTCAGGGAATCGGATCTCATACACCTCCTTGCCCAACCCCCCTGAGGGGGCTTTACGCATTACCACATCCCCGCCGATGCCAAGTAGCGCAGCTATCTTCGCCATCCGATCCTGCATCATCCACGGTGCATTCTCCTCCTGCACAAACACGACTGGCCCCCCACTACGCACACGGTAGTCCGAATCCCCAAACAAAGACCTCCCAGACGCAACCGACATAGCAATCCCCAGCGCCAGCGTCGTCTTCGAGGTCTTGGGTTCCCCGCCCAGTATCCCATGACTCCCTTGCGTCCACACCCCTTCAATCATCCATCGGGGCTCCTCCATAGCCATACCCATGAAGGTGGGATATTCGAGAAAGGGGAGCACGAGCTCTCCCCCGCCCCTGCC